TTAGCGATTGATGCTGTAGTAGTCCACGAAGCCATCACTATCGACTGTGACGAAAGCGTCTCGCCAATGCCAATGCTGCACCCCACTTGAATTCTTGCTCGAACTGCTTGGCTGGCCCCAAGCCAAAAGCAAAAGCGCTCCGGGCATGCCCTTCGCGATTTTGCCTTCGTAAGTTGCCTTCACCCAAAAGATGATATCGGACCTCTCAACGCCTGATTCAAGCAGCGGGCGGCAAGTGTCCTGTATGATGGCAAGGTCTGATTTGAGCTTTTCGTACCGTTCGGGATCGGTGACATTTTGCTTCAACTTGGCAATCTCGGAAGAATAGGGCTCCCAAGTGTGGAAGTCTAAACGATCGTCTGCATGCTGTCTTTTTGCAGTGGCGATACGCTCCCGCTTCGAAGCCTCGGCATCCGCCATGGCGGCTTTGACCTCTAATTCATCAAAGCCGCCAAGTGCCTGCTGAACCTCAAGAGGCAGTTCCTTGTAGGAGATTCTTGCAACCCCGGCGGAGTGAACAATCTTCACTCCATCAACGAGCTTTTCCGTCACCTTTACATCGCTGTACTCAGCCCCCTTTGCTGTCTTGAGGGTGGGTAGAGTGAGGATCGGGGCGGATCCTAAAGCGGTGCTAACCAAAAGCGCCAGAATAGCAAGAGGTTTCATCTTCACAATGGTTAGATGAAAGGTGGAAGGTGTCAAGTTCCACGACGCTAAAGGGCTGAGGCTGAACACCTCAGCCCGTGAATGTTTAATTGAAATTGCCAGCCAGCACATTCCCCACTTGGGCGGGATCTTTAACCCTCTCAAGAATTCTCTTGAGAAGTTGGCCGCGCTCTCCCCGGCCCTTCTGCGTCAGAGTGAGGAGGTGGGCGTCAACAGCGTCCTGCTTCACGGGCGGAAGCACCGCCATCGGCACCGTCACGGGGTGATCCCCTTGAACCAAAAGGTCATAACGGACAAGACCTTTGATGTATGCGGCCCAGTTGGGATAGCCGAGGGAAACGGCTCTTTTTTCGGCGGCTTGAGCAAGAGAATCGGGGAATCGTACGGAACGGGGGTGTGACATTGTTGCGAGTCGTTAACAATCTTGTAGTTCGATGTAGTTCAATGAACTACACAGAAATTGTTGCGCTCTTTGTCACTGATTGCAAACTGTTCGTGTGAACACTATGTATTTTTCTTTGCAGCGCGCTTCGATGACTTGGGGGGTGGGGTAGGCTCCTCTGTAGCGATCAATGAGCGCATCCAATCGGCAAGAGTCATCCCTCTGCTCTTTGCAGCTTCCATCATGGCGGCGGCTTCCTCCTCGGTGGCATAGAAACCGACCATTCGCTTTCCGACTTTGCGTTGGCTTGGCATGAGGTGATTAGACACCTAGGGAAACTTTTATCAACTTTTTCTTGCGGTGTCTAGTCACCTGCAATAGTGGGTGTCTAGACACCTTGCCTGAACATGATAAAAATATACTTTCAGACACCTCTGTCGATTAAGCAGTTCTCAGCGCTTGAGGGATTGGCAAAGCATAACGGGCGCAAACCTGCACAAGAGCTACGCGCAAGGGCTTTGGCGGCGCTTTCTAAAGCTACCCCCGCTCGCAAGCAGGAGGCCCGGAAGCCGTGAAACCCGCTCCCTTTGTGCGAGGCATGCTCTTCGCACTGATTCGCCGCAGAGCCTTTCTTTGCCTCGCGAGGCTTAACCGCCCTCAAGCCATCAAGTGGATCGGCTTTGCACGCAGTGAGAGGCAGAGCCTCCGACTCAACGCCGCCCTTGCTTTCCAAGTTTCCAAGCCATGAACAACCGGCTCCAACAATTCAACTTCAACGAATCTTCCGTGAGGGTGGTTCAGCGTGACGGCCAACCTTGGTTTGTTGCTGCGGATGTGTGCGAGGTGCTGAGCCTCTCGAATCCCTCCATGGCCCTCAATGCCTTGGATGACGACGAAAAGGGTACCCTAAGGATTAGTGAGGGAACCTCGGTAAAGGGGGGCAATCCTAACATGGGCATCGTCTCCGAATCCGGCCTTTATGCTCTCATCTTCAAATCCCGCAAGCCACAAGCAAAGCTCTTCCGCAAGTGGGTGACATCTGAGGTGCTTCCCGCCATTCGCAAGACCGGAAGCTATGCAGTCAGTGCGCCGACAACGCCGGAGATGCACCCGGTAGCCGTGCAGTTCCTCAACTTCTTCGACTCCCTCCACAAGCGCGGCGTGCCCGTTGACCAGTGCTCAAAGACTGCCGGGCAAGTCTTCCAAAGCGGTGTGCAAGGCTTCGAATTTTCTCAAGCCGCGTTGCTGCCTGGAACGCGAGCCCTTGCCCCAATCAACCAAATCCATCAAGCCTAAGACTCAACATGCCCAAACAACCGACGAACATCTATCTTCCTGCCGATCTCATTCTTGAGGCAAAGGCAATGGCAAAGAAGCAAAAGACCTCCCTTTCCGCCATCGTGAACAAGCTCCTCAAGGAATGGGTGAAGCGTGAGAAGCGCAAGCTGGAGCAACAGGCAGAAGGGGGAGCGGCATGAGCGAACTAATCACCGGCCAGTGGCACGCCAAGCACCTTTCGCTTTTCGTTCCGATGTCTGCCCTTCAAAGACTCGCAAAGTATTGGACCCTAAAACCCGCACAGGACAAGACCGATGAATCAGAAATTTCGCAAAATGCGCCGTCTCCTGACGGCAATCTTCCACCGGTTGTTTCTCCCGGCCAGCGTCGCAAACGCTCACAAAATCAACGGCATTCAGGCCCGTTTCATCCTCGCTCGTCCGGGTTACGGAAGCTCGAAAAGAATCGCGGCTGAGAGCCTTTGACTTCCAAGCATGTCTGCCGCAGGTGCACTCAAATTAGACTTCTAAATACACCAAATACTCGATGGCACTACAGATCAAAAAAGGAAAACAAGTCCGCGCTCAACGCGTGGTAGTTCACGGCCCGGAAGGGGTCGGCAAATCGTCTCTTGCCTCCGGCTTTGGCCGGGTGCTCTTCATTGACGCCGAAGATAGCACCGCACAATTGGACGTTGAGCGTCTCGAACCTTCCAACATGAAGGAAGTCCGGCAAGCGATTGAGATCGCAAGGAAGAGCCCGGATCATGATGCGATTGCGATTGATACCGTGGATTGGATCGAGCATCGCCAGCTCGCCGAAATGCTGGAAGAGGACAAGAAATCCTCCATTGAGGATTACGGCTATGGTGCCGGATACACCATGCTTTCAGAGCGCATGATGGAGTTCTTGAAGCTTCTCGACGGTCTGATTGCGGCAGGCAAGCACGTGATTTTGCTCGCACATTCGCATGTGCGCAAGCACGAGGAGCCCGGCGACAAAGGCTCTTATGATCGCTTTGAGTTGAAGCTCTCAAAGAAGGGCGCGCCCTTGGTGAAAGAGTGGGCGGATGCGGTTCTTTTCCTCAACTTCCAGACCCTAACGAAGGAATCAAAGGACAAGAAAGTCCGGGCAGTGGGCGGCACGGATCGCGTCATTCACACCTCACGTTGCGCCGCGTTCGATGCCAAGAACCGCCACGGTCTCCCGGAAAAGCTCGACTATGAAGTCGCAGGGAAGATTCCGGCTCCATTGTTGGCAATCATCACCGGCAACACCCCGACCCCGAAAGAGGCGAACCCGGACGCCCCCGCAGATCCCTTCCTGATGAAGCTCGTGAAGGGCTATGAAGCTGCAGCTCTTGCCGTTCTGATGGAGCGGGGCATGCTGCAAGTAGGGCAAGATTTTCGTGCCCTGAAAAATACGCATTTAATGCGGATTAAATCACAGTCCGGAAGCTTCCTGGATGTTGTGAAGTCGAAGCACGCCGCCATGAATCCAGCTCCGGAGGAGCCCGCCGAAGAGGCGGAAGCAGAGACTCAAGAGCCCGGCTTTGACAAAGGAGGAGAGGCGTGAGCGAAGCCGCTGCCGTCACCATCGAGCCCCCCGCAACGGGGGCTCTCCCTCTCACCGTGGAGCGCCCCACGCACTTCACGGAGGTTCTTCGCCCGTCTTCGCTCCCGAAGCTGGCGCAATGTCCGCGATACATGCCCAGCTCCGAAGCTGGCCCGTTCGCAGAGCGTGGCAACAAGCTCGACCGTGCATTCCGGCTCCTCTTCGCAGGTGACCCGTCCGCCCTGGATGGATGCACCGAAGAGGAAAGCAAAAGCCTCAAGTGGGCTAAGGATATGACAATCCTTCTCTCTGGCGGGGAAGAGATCCACACGGAGAAAGACGATTGCCGCATGAGCATCCCCGACCTGCCTAACGGCGGCGAAGCGGATGCGATTGTTCCCACGCGCTTTCGCTCCATGGATCTCAAAAGCGGTATGCTCCGGGAGTATCGCGAACAAATGGCGGCATACGCTTACGGGCTCATGCTCCGCCACTTCACAGAGGAATGGACTTGTTCACTCCTCTTCCTGGACCTCCGCGAGGTTGTGCACATGCGCTTCACATTCGAGGAAGCAAAGGGAATCGTGGAGGCCGTGATTGCCTCAAAGCGTGATCCTGAATCACTCGCAACCCCTGGTGGCGCGTGCGGCTGGTGTGCGTTCAAGGAAGTATGCCAAGCCCGGCTTAACCTCGCGGCGGAATCCCTCGCGGCGCTCCATCTCAAGGAAGGCCTGGAAGCTTTGAAGGATGACCCGGAGAAGCTGGCGCGCTTCATCGTCGGATGCAACCCGTTGGAGGACATGCTCAAGAGCGCCAAAGAACATGCTAAGAGCTATTTCGACAACGGAGGGCCGGGGGTTCCTGGCTTCAAGCTCCAAAGTCGAAAGGGCAACGAGTTCGTTTCTCCTGTTGACGTTCTGGCCTGCTTCCCTGGTGCAACGCTTGAAGAAATCTGCGGCTACTATGGGGAAATGTCCGGCACGAAATTCCGCCTCGCATGGACGGAGCGCCGGGGGAGTCAGGAAGCCCCTGAAAACCTCATTCAGTCAAAGCCGGGCTCCACCTTCATCAAAGCTGCCCCGCCTCCAAAGGAGCCTAAAGCAAAGAAGCCAAAGGCCCGCAAGTAATCAGTAACAACTCAAAACACGACAGAAACTCAAAAAACCATGGCATCCTATACCTCCGGCCCCAAAGAAGACCGCCCCATTCGCATCCAGCTCGTCAAGTCAGGCGAGTACGATCTCAAAGTGCTCGACTCCAGTGAGAGTCAATCCAGCAATGGAAACGACATGATCGAGCTTAAGTTCGAGGTGATCCTCGAAGGCGACACCCCTGGCCCCATCATTTACGACAACCTCGTTTTCACGGAAAACTCTGCCTGGAAGATTGACCAGTTCCGCCGCGCCATTGGCGAAAACGTGGTGGAAGGGGAGGAGGTGGAGGTTGATGCGGATGTTTTCCTTGGCAAACGCTTCCGTGCTTTCCTCAAGCAGGAGAAGGACCGCAACGACAGCTCCATCAAGCGCAACCGGGTGGGCAGTTACCTGGAACCGAAGCCGGGCGACAAAACCCAAGCCCCGGCCACCAGCGGCGCGGAAGATGATGATCTTCCGTTCTAACCTTTTTTTCGCCGCTTAAATGCGCATTTAATGCGTATGGAATATCCTTGGGCGGGCTGGATATTCCGGCCCGCTCATTAAAGAGCAACCCAACATTCCAATGCTCCCCACTATCCCCCCTCAATCCCGTTACATCTTCTCGGGTAATTTCACAAACCGCCATTCGGAATTCCCCTGGCTCGTGCGGCGCGCAGATCAACCCCTTTGCCACTGCGTCCCGTGCATGTTTGTGGAGGCTCGGCACGTCATTTTCACCCCCTCCGGTGAGGAAGAGCAAAAGCAGGGTTGCAAGATGACGGCAACCATGAACGTACAAGGCCGGGAAGGTGTGCGCTTTGGCAACACCTTCCAAGGGCGGCAGATCCTCCCGCTTGAACCACTGGTGGAGGATCGCCCCTCACCGGAGTTGCTGAAAGCTACGCAAGAGGCGCTCGACCTCCACGCCATGAACACCGGCTTTGTCCGGCTCCTCTTCACCCCGGAGGGCTTCAAGGTGGGGATCACCGGGGAGCTTGTGGAGAGCGTCTTTATTCTCCGCCTCACCCCTGACGGCAGTATTTCCGCAGTCCTTTACCCAACTCCTGCCTTTGAAAACAGCAACAGCCCCTCAGCCTAACCCACCACCCCCCGCCGACACAGTGAAATCATTCTCTTACTTCCTCTCTGGTCTCCTCTTTGGTGCCATCCTCTGTATTCCCTTCATGCGTCCATTGCCGGGCTTTGTCTCTCCATTGCTCGCGCTGGTGGCGGTGGTGACGCTCCTGGTTGCGGCAGGTCTGCCCCGGCTCAACTCCGGCGGGTTCCTTCACTTCGCGGCGGTGCGTGTTCAGAAGGTGGAGCTGGATCTCCTTCGGAAGCGCATCAAGTCACTTCGAGCGGTGATCGAGTTCTATGGAGCGCATCGCTTCTACTCCTCCGGTGCCTGCCAGAAGGACAGGGGAGCGGTTGCCCGTCGCGCCCTGCAATATGACGACAACGGCCAGACCAGTTCCAGCATTCTTAAGCTCCCCAACGGCGAGGACTGACACACGAGAAGCAAGGAAACCACTAAGCGCGGCGGCGGCTGAACGGCTCCCGCCGCTTTTTTTGCCATCACATGACGATTAGACCGTATCAGCAGGAGATTTTAGAGCGGGTGATTGCCGCTTTTGAGGAATTTGACCGCGTGCAGGTGACTTCCGCCACCGGGTCAGGGAAAACGATCATCACGAGCGAGCTTATGCGCCTGGAAGAAGGGCGCTCACTCTTCCTCGCGGACGGTACGGAGCTTGTCTTGCAAAACTCAGACAAGTATCACAAGCACACCGGCGACTTTGCCGCCGTCGAAATGGAGAAGCTCAAGGCGCGCCCCTACGAGCGGAAAGTGACTATTGCCAGCGCGCAGACCTTGCACCGGCGGCTTGAGAAGTATCCGGCGGACTACTTCGCAAAGATCATTGTGGATGAATGTTTTCCGGCGGGGACGCTTGTCGATGGCAGGCCAATTGAGTCCTTCAAAATTGGGGATGAAATCACTGCATTCGATGAAGTGACAGGCACGCTCAAGCAAAGCCGAGTGACGGACGTGCTTTGCCATGTGACTCACAACCCGCTAGTTGAGGTGAGAGTGCAAGGGAAGCGGATTCGATGCACCCCTAACCACCCATTCTGGACGCAACGGGGATGGGTGCCCGCTGCTTTGGTTGACTCCGGTGACTCGGTGCTAACCACCGAAACACTTGAAGACCTATCCCTCTCAAGCTTGCCAAGTCTGCGGAACGCAGTTCTCACCATCGAAGAGCCAGCATCACAACCGGAAGCACAAGCCAAATGCGGCATGGTGTTGCTCCCGGGCGTGTCAGAGTGCGCATTGCTCCGCGCTACGGAAAGTGCAAAATCCGATGCACGACCCGAAGGTGAGAGCGATGGTTTCGACCAAGCTAAGGGCGATGGGCTGGAAGCCAACAGTCAGAGGAGGGAACGGGAAACCGTTGCCTCCGGAGCATATAGCGATTGCTGCGATGCTGGGCTGGAAAACGGAAGTGGCGATTGCCACGAAATCGCGACACCTGGGACTCGGACTGCCGACCTGCTACAAACTGGACATTGCGCACGAGGGGTTGAAGATTGCGCTGGAGATCGACGGAAATTCCCACAACGTGACTGTGAGGAAAGAGCAAGATGCGAAAAAGGACGCGTTCTTAGCTGGGCTCGGGTGGAAGGTGTTGAGAGTGTCGAAGAAGGAAGCGCAACAGAACCCGCAGGCTATCGTTTCGCGCGTGCTGTCTATAATCTGACGGTTTCCACCTATTCAACCTACCTCGTGCAGGGAGTGGTGGTGCACAATTGCCACCGCAACACACTGGGCGGCATGGCTCAGAAGATCCTCAAACACTTTGAAAGTGCAAAGGTGCTTGGGATGACGGGGAGCCCGAAGGGGCCGAAGGGGCGCAGCTTGAGCGAGTATTACCAGCACATCGCGCATGACGTGGGGCTTGAAAGGTTGATTCGCGAGGGCTGGCTTGCTCGCATTGTTTTGAAGTGTATCCCGCTTGGCGTGGATCTCTCCCACGTGGGCACCGCCAGCGATGGGGACTACAAGCTAGGGGAGCTTGACGAAGTGGTTGAGCCTCACTTGCTCAAGGCCGCGCAGATCCTTGCTCACCACGGAAAGGGGAGGAAGTCCGTTGTGTTCGTGCCGCTCGTGAAAACGGCATACAAGTTCGCCACCGCCTGCCGTGCGGTGGGGCTGAAAGCCGTGGCGGTGGATGGGGACGACAAGAGCTCGCTTACGCACTTCACGCACGGCAACGCTGACGTGATCGTGAACGCGGCTCTCCTTACGACCGGCTGGGATTGTGACCTGGTTGATTGCGTGATGATCCTCCGCCCCACGAAGAGTGAGAACCTATTCCGCCAGATGGTGGGGAGGGGCACACGTCCCCGTTACATGGAGGGCTTTGACCCTAACGCGGACATGCACAACCACGAGTTGCGCCGGGAGGCAATGCGCCTGGGGCCAAAGGCAAACCTTTTGCTCATCGACCCGCTCTTCATGACGGATGACGTGAAGCTAATCGGCGCGGCCCGGCTCATGGCGCGGGATGGAGACCTTGAAGCCGCCATTGCGAAGCATCTCGCGAGCATGGCTCCCGGAGAAGATAATCTATTCGCGGACGTTGAAGCCGTGGACCTCCTGGACGCTGACGAAAAGGTTGAGAAGGACGCGGCGGAGATCCGAGAGCTTTCGCTCAAGAAGAAGCTCGAAGCCGCTGCAAACAAGAAGGAGCGCACGGTTGACGCGGTGGAGTTCTTCCTTGCCCTTCATGAGAAGGAGTTTGCGGAATACACCCCGGAGCATGATTGGGAAGGGGAACCGCCTTCCGAAGGGCAAAGGAAGCTCTTGGAGAAAAATGGCTTTGACCCGGACGCGATCAAATACAAGGGGCAGGCCGTGGCGATCTTGGAGCTTGTGGCAACGCGCCGGGATGCTGGGCTTGCCTCCCCGGCTCAAGTGAAGGCGCTCCGCAAGCTGGGGCATTCCAATCCCGACCTTGCCACTTTCGACGAAGCAAAGAAGTTCATCGCGAGCGCGGCACTTCGCGGGTGGGCTCCTCTTGTGCAGAAGCCGGAAGCCAAACCTAACACGCCCAGAGTGTGGCGGAGTGTCTCCGGAAACACCCTGGAGGGAGTGTTTGTGAAACTGACAAAGCAGGGCGCTACGCTCCGGCTTGCCGGTGGGCGGGTGATGGAGTTGCCGCTTGAGCGGTTCGTTGAAGATGACCGCATTGCACTCATGCACCTCGCTCATGAGGAGCAAAAGAGCAACCCACGCCCACGCTATAAATTTCGTGTCTAATTAAATACGCATTAAATACGCATTCAAAGCCTTTCCTCAATTCCATGTCACGATTCAAATACACATCCGTCCCTCAAGACAACCCCCACGCTCACGCGAGCAACGGCGACACGCTGCCGAATAGTGTGCAAGAGTACCTCGACAACGGAGCCGCACAAGGCGGACGCAACCGCGCGCTTTTCGCGGCAGCGTGCCAACTCCGGGACATTGGGGCAACGGAGGGGTTCGCCGTGGAAACGCTTCTCTTGCGGGCCACTCAAGACGGTCTCAAGCCGGGAGAGGCTACCCACGCCATCAAGAGCGCGTTCGCGGCTTCCCGCCGGGAGCCTCCTACCGGGAGCACCGGCCAGCCCTGGCAGCTGTCAAACAACCGCAGGCCCGCCCCTGCCATGGTTGCCCGCCCCTCTCAGAAGACCGCCAAGCCCGGCGCTATCAGTGAATCCCGGCCCATCCCACTTCCCGAGACGATAGCTGACGGCTTCAAGACGCTCCTGCTTACCGCCTTCAAGGAAGGGGAGGGCGTATGCTTGGCTCCCACTCGTGAGAATGAGGATGGAAGCCGGACGCCAGTACGAGGAACAACCCTCACCCGCGAGGCGTGGCTTGAGAAGTTGAAGAAAAAGGGATCGCTCAGCAAGATCTACTCCACAAAGGAAGGGCTCTTTGTGCGCGTCAATCCGATGAAGACCGGGGGCAAGGGGACAAATGACGACGTTACCGCCTTCCGGCATGCCCTCGTGGAGTTCGACACGGATGCCCAAGGACAGGACATCCCAAAGGAATTGCAGCTCGGGGCAATCATCCACTCTGGCCTTCCAATCACAGCCATCCTCGACAGCGGAAACAAAAGCGTGCACGCCTGGGTGCGCGTGGATGCCGCCAACCTGGAGGAATATGAGGCGCGTGTGGACGCGGTTTATGCGCTCTTCGATTCTGCCGCGTTGGACCCTTCCAACCGCAACCCGTCGCGGCTCTCGCGGTGCCCGGAGGGGCGGCGCACCGAGAAAGGCGAAGTGAGAGAGCAACGATTGCTTGCCTTGAACCTGGGGGCGAAGAGCTGGGCGGACTTCGAGCGTGTTCGCAACACGGCAAACCTTGGGGAGCCTATCCGGCTGGACTACCTCCTAAACTACAACACCAAGGAAGATCCAAACAACATGATCGGCAACCGGTGGCTTTGCCTCGGTAGCTCTCTCGTGATCGTCTCTCAATCCGGCGTTGGCAAAAGCTCCCTCAACATGCAGCTCGCGATTGGCTGGGCGGCTGGCCGTGAGGATATGACTTTCGGGATTAAGCCGGTGCGCCCGATGAAGCAGCTTATCTTGCAGGCCGAAAACGACGAGGGCGACCTTGCCGAAGCCGCACAAGGGGTATTCTTCGCGCAAGAGATCAGCGCGGAAGAGCGGGCGGTTATCAACGAGAACCTTCTTTGGCACCGCATCACGTCCGCCACCGGTGAAGAGTTCTGCCGCACGGTGGAGGACTTGGTTACACTCCATAAACCAGACATTGTCTGGATTGACCCCCTGATTAACTTCATTGGGGACGACCTCAGCGAGGCGAGTGTGATTGCGCAGTTCTGCACCGGCTGGCTCAATGCCATCAGTCAGAAGACGGGCGTTATCTTCGCGCTCATTCACCACACCGGGAAACCCCCGAAAGATGGGGCATCACGAGGAACGAACTCAGACCTTGCTTATGCGGGGCTCGGTTCGTCCGCCCTGGTGAACTGGGCTCGTGAGGTGATGGTTCTCTCTCGCATCAAGACTCCCGAAGGTGACCCCGCCACATTCTCACTCACCGCCTGCAAACGCCGGAAGCGCGCGGGCATGAGAGACATGAGCGGCGAGGTGAGCGAGGAGATTTACATTCGGCACGCAGCGGACGGCACTATCCGTTGGGAGCAGTGCGACAAGCCGGAAGCGCCAGAGAAGGCGAAGAAGGGGAGCAAGAAGGAGGACAAGGCACCAGCGGCGGGCGGCTACGCGTTGAAGAAGAAAGGAGAGGGGACAGAAACGATTCCTGGCGTTCTGGAGCGCGAGGACGGCACGGGCGAGAGTGGAGACAGCGCCGCCCTCACTCAAGGCGCGCCAGAAGCCCCGCAATCGCGAAGCTACACCCTCCGGAGAGGCAGGCCCTCAAAGCTTCCTCGTGAGGCTCAAGCCGCCATCATTGCCGCCATTCGAGCAAACGGCGGACTCATCACCCCGGCGGAAAGAGAGCAGTTTGCGACCACCTACGGAGTCAGCACGATGACAATTCGACGCTTCGAGGATGCAGCAAACGGAAAAGAAGAGGACCGCTCAGAAGAAAAATAAGGTGTAGGTATGGAAAAAGCGTGCGCACGATCGGTCTCCGGTTGTGCGCATATTTTTTTGAACCCGGAGGCACCCAAGTATGCGCACGATCGTTTCACAAAACCTCTTAACAAATGTAATGACGTGGAAAAACTACATCGTGCGCATAGTTTCCGAAGAATCACAGAATGCAACACCCCGAAATGAGACACTCAGAAGCCTATTTTGTGAGCTGTCTAGTGCTCACCTCTCCCTAGTGGGAGCGGATAACAAAATTCCTCACAATATTATTCACAAATCATGACTCACAAAACCCTCAATCCTCTCCGGCTCCCTCTTAACAAAACTAGTTCACAAAATCCATACTCTCTCCCCCCCTTACAGGGGGGGGAGAGAGAGTGTTATGGAGTTTTGTTGTAACTAGCTTTTGTTGAATAGGGGAGCTCAGGAGGTTCCGGCATTTTTGAAATGTAGGGGAAGAAAAGCGACGGGAGAGAAGCGCTCAAACACGGGGTTCAAAAGGGGGTGTGTAATGCAATAGAAAAACCTACGAAATGCATTGAATACGCATTAAATGCGCATACAATGCAGGCGACAAAGAAACCCACAAAATACCCCCTCCAACATGAGCACCGGATACATTGCCCGCGCCGACAAAGAAACGAAAAGCTACCTCGCCGTTTATGCCGCCTGGATCGACAGCATGACGCCAGAAGAGAAGCGGGACTTGGTTAAGCTTGGGCTCGACCGGCCTTTGCACCCCCATACTGTTTCCGGCGCTCTCCCTGCCAGCACGGTTATCACCTCGAACGGTCTCGGCGCCACGAGCGAGGATTCGGAGGACGACGCCCCGGAGGCTCTCCACCCTGACCAATGGCAAGCAAGCATGGATCACGCCGCCGAAGAGCTGGACCAGCAGGAGACCGACTATCTCAAGCTTGGGGAAGCTATTCGCGCACTCCTGGGGCTCATTCTGGCAAGCAGCAACGCCCGGCTCACGGTGGAATGCGTGGCCCTGGTGACTGGCATCCTGTATGAGGGGATTAGCGAGGCAGAGATTGCCAAGAAACACGGCATCACCCGCTCTGCTGTGAGTAAGCGGTGCGTGGAGATCGCGGAGGCCCTGGGGCTCGACCCATCACGCGCAATGCGTGGTGTTGAGGTGCGCGAGCGATGCGCAGCCGCTCAGACCGCCCGCAAAGCCGCCTAACCTTCACCCTCGCTCATTCCTCCTCATGGAAATCACCACCCTTTCCGTACTTCCTCCCGAAAACCCGGAACTCCCGGCCACGTTTGCAATTCAGGCCGTTGGGGCGCGCTTCGCTCCCGACACGCCTGCCGAAATCGTTCACGGGACCGGCCAGCAAGCCGCCAACGGCATGAAGCAATGCGCCTTCGTGCTGGCCGATGCGCTCAATCACTCCGTTACCCACCTCGGGGGCACGCTCTCCCAATGGAGCGAGCTAACCGGCATGGATGAGCGCGCGCTCGAAAACCTCTCGAACCTGGGGAAGAAGATCCCGCTGGAACGGCGCTCCGTTTCCTTGAGCCTCGACCATCACAAGGTGATTGCCACGGCTCCGGATGGGCAGCAAGAATTCTGGATCAATGAGGCAGAGCAAAAGGGGCTCTCTCGTGGGGCTCTTCGCCGGAGCTTGCTCACCGGTGAAACCCAGCTCGACGGCAAAGGCGCTCCCTCCGACCGTGGACAAGACAACGTGAGCGCCCACGCCACCAAGATCCGGACTATCGTGCAACGCTTCAAGAGCAAGGGCGTCCTGGACGAGGCGAGCCCCGACCAGCTCCTAGCATTGCACCGCGATTTGCTGCCGGTTCTCGCGGCTCACGGGGAAATCGTGAAACGGCTCATGAGGACCGCAGACCGGCGCGCCCTCTCGGCCCTCGGCGCAGACATGCGCGCTCTCGTGGAAAGTAAGTAACCCCCCATTTCCCATGAAACTCCCCGATACCATCGAACACCGCGAGATTGCCTCGCTTCGTCCGTTCCCCACCAACTCCCGGACGCACTCACCCGCGCAGATCCAAAAGATTGCCGACTCTATCCGGGAGTTCGGTTTCACAAAGCCCGTACTCGTGCGTGGTGACTTCATCATTGCCGGGCACGGTGCCGTTGAAGGTGCTCGCAGCTTGGGAATGGAGCGCGTGCCCTGCATCAGCCTGGACCACCTCACCGCAGAGCAAGCCCGCGCCTACGTGATTGCAGACAACCGCATCGCGGAAGAGTCGGAGTGGGATGATGGGCTCTTAGCCGCAGAGCTGGCAGCACTGCAAAACCTGGACTTCGACCTTTCCCTTACCGGCATGGATTTCGAGGAGATTGCCAAGCTCCTTCAAGGTGACGGCTCGGAATCGGAAGGCTCAACCGATGAAGGGAACGAATCCTCACCCGGCGACAAAGTGCCCATGCTCTCCTTTGGAAAGTACAAGCTCGAATTGACCCCCGAAGAGCTGGAAGACATGACGGCACGCGTGGAGGCGCACGTTGACGCCTACGGCTCTTATCGCGGCTTCGTTGCCCGGCTCCTCCTGGCATTGTCCGGCCAAAACTCCCAACTCCCTTCGTGATGACTTCTATTCCCTTCGGTTTGCGTACTTGACGGTAAGCGCCAACATTTCCCTTGTCATTGGGGGGTTGGGAACCATTGCTGCAATCAATCCCTTATCCTCTGGGTCAATCTTCTTAAATCCTTCAAGAAAGACGGCGACGGTCTTCATTTGTTCAACAAGTTTGTCGTAGCCCTTTTCCGCGAAGATTTTCGATGACATTGCCCGGAGGTTTTCGTACCCAGCTAGGTGGATTTCAAAAGCCTCACGAATCTTTTCCTTTGGGTACGGGAGCCTATCAACGTCTGATACCACTGGGGCTCCTTCTGCCACTACATCGACAAAGGCATACACAACTCGTTGCGCCTCATCCTCGCTCATTGCGCCTTCGTTGTAGCCTAGCTGATCTTGTAGCCGGGTCAGCGCACCAGTTGAATATCCCTCTTCAGGGGACGGAGAAGGGAATTTCCCTGTCCATTCATTCTCGCGAACATTGGCAACCACTTGCTTCACTTGAGCATGAACCGCATGGGCATCATGCTGGTTGTTGCGGATGAAGGTGTACTGTTGACCGTCAAAGTCTGGTGTCGTCTTCTTTATGAATCCAAAGAAGGAACTTTTTGTAGTTCCTGGTATGATAGCCGTGCTCCAGTAGTCTTGTCCGATTTCTGGTGCCGTACTGATAAAGAAGACTTCCTTCGAGTACTTGTTTGCAACTTCGCTGAGAAGTCCTCCCGGTATCTGCGCTTTACGTTCCATGGCCTCTGTTTGGTTGGTTGATCGGTAAAACGCAGGTTACGCCGCTTGTCGGTCTGTGCAACGACATTCCTTGAGGCCGCTCGCTCTCAGTTTCCGCTGTTCAAGCACGCCCCCCTGAAATTTTTCGGTTTGAGCTCGGTATTTGCGTTAATTCTCTTGCGTGGTGTGTTTAATGCGTATTAAATGCGCACACAATGAAGACCGCCCCGCGAGACAGTGAATCCCTAATCGCCTCTGAGATTGCGAGTCTCGTGGTGACCTTCGAGAGGGTTCCCGAAGAGCATCACCTCGCCATGCGATCCCAAATGGACGCGCTGGCCGGACGCCTCACGCATAACCAAGTGTGGGATGCTTTCGATAGCGCCGCAGAAGGGGAGAACTATTCCACTCACGCCGCGAAAGATGCCGCTCTTGATGCAGTGGAGTGGTTGAACGGGGAGAATCCAGAAGCGCCTTCCGTGCGCTGGCTCCGAGTGGCTAAACAACGCGCCGTTGCCGTATGACCGTCATCAAGCGGTTAGGGGAAGCGGCTATCTATGTGAAAGTTACCCTTGAGGAGTTTTTCAACATTCAAGCCGCAACGATGCCGCATCAGCTCCCGATCCCCAGCGCAGTCCACAATGGGCAAGCCCTCCTGGAAGCAATTCAAAGGGAGTATCAGCAAAAGAAGATCAAAGACGGAGCTGCCTCCATCTACCTCCAGTTACTCGACGCATGAAAAGCCTCTCCTTCTCAAAGACCGTTGTCTATAATTTCCTCGTGCCCGATACGGCCACCGAAGAGCATGCTCACCATTTCCTCTCCCGGCTCACTCCTCGCGAGCTGGCAGATGCAAGCGTGAACCTGGAGGAGAGCCTCATTCTCTCGCCGGTCACGGATGCTGCCTCTTTCGGACACGTGTGGGTTGAGTTCAATGCGACGCAGGCGAGCCGGTGGGGATGGATCGTGAAGGACGGTGACGAATGGCTTACCGGCCCCGATGAGCGTTGGCTCCCCATCACGAACATTCCTGTTTCCGACCCGCTGCCCGGCATTGAGATCCCTCGCACGTTCCCGCCTTGGCTTAAATACCGGAGGCAGCTCCCAGCAGAGCGCGTGCCGGCCGATGCGAGCGTAATTTACTGGGCTCCCATGCCCGCTATCCGGGAGGTGGGGGAATGAGCCGCAGATCCAGAGCAAAGCAGAAGCTCCGGGCTCTTCGGCAAGCGTTGGAGGTGGAGAGGCTCTCCCGGCTGGAAGTGACCAAAGCCCTTGCGAGCGCGCACGGGGAAACCCGGTACTGGGAGTTTCAAGCCCGCGACTTTCAGAATCAGCTCTTCATGGCTTTCAATTGCCACATGAGGCCGTTGCCTTTCCCAATGGAACGCGAGCGCGGTTTGTTCTGGCGATTCTCGCCCATTGCTTTGGAGAGGTGGGAGAGCGTTGAGGCTCTCTTCCAGCATACTCACCGCATGATGTTTGAGGAGTTCATCAAGCATTACCCGTTGCGCTGGGAGGAGCCGCAGATTCCAACGGACGGCTTTTTCAGCAGGAGACCGGAAGACCCTCGACACGCCAGACGCACCGGCAGCCCTTTCAGATTTCAAGGATAAACACTATGATCCCACCCAAACCCATCGTTGAACCCTTCAACCTCGCGGAGGCAAAGGCAGGCAGAGAGCTTGTCACGGACTACGGCGACAAAGCCCGTTTCATCGCCCATGTCCCGGAAGCTGGTGAACCGCACCGCGTGATTGTCCTCATTGAGGGGGACAGTTCTCCCACATGCCTCCATGAAAACGGCAAGGTTCACGCCAACGGCAGCAGTGACCGCGACTTGTTCTTGGTGGCGGAAGAGCACGTCTTGCTTTGGGTGAATCTCTATCCGGAGGGCGAGGGCTCTTGGTTCAAGACTGAGGAGCTGGCAAAAGCCCACCGGCATCGTGGTTGCATGGCGGTGTGTCCGATTTGGGTGCCCGTGAGCAGGATGCCGCTTGCTCTTGAGGCGGAGCTTGTGAAGGAGCAAAACCCGCAGGAGCCCACGCAAGTTAAGGCAGGTGATTTGACGGTGCTCCCTCCCAATCACAAACCCGCTCCCCCGAAGAGTCGCCAGCCGGGGCGGCTCGTGCAAATGCTCGTAGGCTTGGACGTGAAGGGAGGCGAGAAGTGAAGCAGTTCGCTCTTGGCTTTCTCTTTGCTCCCGACCAGACGGGCACGCGTAGCGTTGTGCTCGCCATGAAGCAACGACCGTCTTGGCAGGCCGGTTTCCTGAATGGGATTGGCGGAGAGGTGAAGGACGCGGAATCCCCGGAAGATGCGATGAAACGCACCTTCTCCGAAACGACCGGCGCGGGGACATGGTGGCAGAAGTGGGAGCGGTTCGCGATCCTTCACAATGAGGGCAGGGTTATTTCCTGCTTTCGGATGAATCGCGAAAAGCTGCCTATGATCCACCACCGGGGAGACGAAACGGTATCGTGGTGGAAGGTCCGCAGCGTGATTGAGGGGAAGTTTCCAACGCTTCCGGATCTGGCCTGGCTAATTCCTCTGGCAGAGGGCGGGGAGGGTCTGGGTGCAATGGTGACTCTTCAAGCTCCTGCCAGTGCGTTGGGTGCCACGGCTTATTCCAAGCCGACCAGCTAGCGCCACTCCAAAAGGCCCACATGGACAGCTTGCCCGGCGGCCAGATTCGGAAATAGCCGGGTTCATCCGGGAGCCTCTCCCGGACATCGACAATCGGAAATTCTTCACTCATGCCCGGCCTATAGCTGGGTTTAGAAAGTGTTCAAGTGAACAGTATTGAATTAACCCCAAAACCAGCCGGGGGAGTGAGGGCTTTGGCCAGCTCTCCCGGCACCCGATCAACACACAACACCATGACAGACGGACTAGACCAGTGTGACGGACGGTGCCACCTCAAGAGGGGGGCTTGCGGCGCAATTCAGCCGGACGGGAAGCGATACTATTGCACCCTGCCAGAGGGCCACGACGGCGCGCACATCGCTTGCGGCAGAGATTGCGACTATGCCATTTGGGAAGGTGGCGAGAAGCCCCCGGCGAGTGGCATGGGGCCAATCAAGCGCGATTGGATGGAAGGAGGGCAGGAGGGATGAGCCTGGAAGGATTGAAGGAGGGTGACAAGGTGTTGGTGCTCTCACGCTACGGGAGCGCGGTGCGAACGGTGGGACGGGTGACGAAGCGGCACGCCATGGTTGCAGACCGGAGTTTCCGGCTTCGCGATGGTCTGCCCACGGGGGAGAGTTTTGTTGCCCTTCGCATCCAAAGAGCAACGCCAGAGGATATCTTGAAGCACGAGGTAGACGCTCACCGGCGCGCCCTGGTGGCCACGCTCAAGGGCACGGACTGGGATAAGCTGACGGTGGAGACGCTTCAAGCGGTGCAGCGGATGATTGCGCCCCGTCTGGCAAAGGCTGGAAAGGGGGGTGCAGCGTGAAGGATCTAACGGACAAGCAAAAGCGAATGCTTCACGCAGCGATGGCATTCATTGAGAATCGCCCCGCGTGGTACTACCTAATCAAGCGCGGGCTCTACTGGCGTCCCAATTCGAGCGGCTACACAGCCAACCGCAAAGATGCCGGGCTCTACACCTACACGGACGCAAAGGCGCGCCAGTATCTCAGAGGCTCAGCAGATGAGCGGGTGACGATGGAGCCCGCAGAGCTACCGGACTACTCCGGGGATTTGAATGCAGTGCGTGAGGTGCTCGCGTCGCTGCCTCAAGAGCATCGCAACCGGTGTATTTCTACCCTGGCGGAGGTTGTCACCGGCACACCCCGGCCAGCGATGAAGCGACGACACACAAGCACATGGAACATTGCGACAGCGACCGCCCTAGAATGGTGCATTGCCCTGGTTCGTGTTGTCACTCCGGGATGGTGGGTTGAGATCGAGAAGGAGGGGAGGGAGGGGGTGGTTATCACCCACTATGACCCTGTTAGCGGCTTCGTGGTCGGCGTGGAGGTGGTGCTCCCTGGGGGAGAGCGCACCACCTTTGGGAAAGTGTCGAGGGCGACTCCTCAGTAGATGCCAGTCCGGAGGGAGTACCGTCCGCCTCCTAAGCTTTCGACAACCGTTGCGCTCTTCTGGTCTCCGGCAAGAGTTGCATTGTAGGTTTCTCCCACAGTGAGAGGTGCGGTGGTTTCAACAGCCCAGTGAACACTGGTCGGCATGATTGGAACCCCCACTTCAGCTTGCAGCGCCTCCATGACGCCCGGTGCAATGCCTGCCATAGGGTGTTGAAGCGCAGCGTCATCGAAAGAAACGGTGAGCGGGTAGAGGTTGCCGTTAACGGTGATGGAGTCGGATTGTGAGGACGAGTTCATGGTATGAACCGCGAGTTTCAGAAGGACCACAGCAAACGCAAGGGCAAACTTAGCGAGGTGATGGGCTCTCAAAAATGAGACGAAAAAGGAATCTCTTGGGCAGGGGCAAAGGATTGTGGGTAGCGCAGTCGCTCGCTCTGTTTTTGTGCGATTTCGGTTTTCGCACTTCCCACCTAAATCCGGGCTGGTCCTGCCTCGCCAGGTAGGCGCTCACGCGTGCTAGCGAGGGGGTGAAGGTGGGTATAGCCAAACGCCACCCAGGCCCCTAGAAACAGGCTCAAAACGCGCGCATTGGATGCGCATTAAATACACATGGAAATCACAGCAATTCAGACCAGGAAAGCGGACGATGGTGACAGCGTCCAAAGTGGGAAAATGGCCCATGTCAACGCGGGAAATAAGGATGGGAAGCACGGCGCTTTGAACAGCCGGAGCGTTGGGGAGTGGCTCGCCCATCCCTACCTGACGCCCCGGCAGGTGAGAGAGACGATTGAGCGAGAAGCGGAAGATGTGCGCCTTGCGTGCTGGGCGCAAGTTCCAGTAGAACACCTTCGCCGGGAGATTGCCCGGCGGCTTGTGGTCACTTGGGGAACGAGGGCCTACGTCGTCGAGCGGCTCCGGGCCGAGATCTTGGTCGGGCAGTGGCCATCCGCAAAGGTTGACATCCTAGCAGAGGCGGACCCCGCCGGAAGTGAGTGGACGCAGTAGGCCAAGCGGCAACGGAAACAATGCTCGACCGGCGGGAGTCCCCCAAAAACGTAGGGAGCTTTGGAAGCCTCCGAGTCTCATAAGCTCGGCGAAGCAGGTTCGATTCCTGCCCCTGCATCCATTGATTCAATCTCTCGCATTGGTGCTATGGGGTGTTGCTCAAATTGGCGTGATCAGGGCGCTGAGTCTGGTTCTCCACCACATTGCGGGTTCGATCACCTTCTTTGCGGGACGATTTCGGGTGTAGAGCTCTATCCACCACTCGACGTAGATATCCAAAGGGTGCTGGCCCAAATTTGAGTCTCCAACAGTGTAGGCCAATGGCTTATAGACCAATTCAAGGTTTTTGACAGTTCTCGGGGGCAGCATGCCGCTTGATTCCAGATAGCTCAGCGGCCCAATGCTCAAGGTGTAAAGCGCAATAGTAGCCAGAAGCGTGACGCCCATAGTCGTCAAACGGCGCGAGGTGGAGGATTGTACGGCATCCATGAAACGAAAGGCTACGAAGCGGGGGCTTCAGGTGTTTGAGTTGGGCGGTTGAAACAAGAATGCCCGCCCCTCTCAGAAAAGGGGTGGGCATCGCGCCACTCATAAGCTAGTGACTGGCTGGACCTTGGAAATTACTTCTTTCGGTCTGGTTTCTGCGTCAGAGCAGAGCCCGCAGCCGTCTTGGCATCCTTGCTGGCGGTCGGACTTTTCAGGGTGCGACTCGCCGCAGATGCGGCGCGGGCGGAAGTGGTTTCATTCTTGGGCTTTGACATGAGAGTAAAGCTTTGAAATAGTGTTGCAGGTTATGCCTCCCGGCTCGCGTGGACTCCCTAGAGAAGAGCTTTCACCACGCGAGCCGGTGCTTTTTAGTGTCTTCGCGCCTTACCACACCGGCCCGTTGTGGTTGCGCTCTGGCCTTCTTGTCTTCATAAAGCTGTGAATTGACCTCCGCTGGTGAAAAGCTTGTAGGCCCCCCGAATGGCTGGCGTCGGCACCAGTTTTCCCGCCTTGGAAAGGCGCTTCATCGCATTATTAACAGCGGCAACAAAAGAGCTGTCGGTATAACTCCTGCGATCAAAACCACCGGCTAGCAAGATTGCCCGTACTTTGGAGCCCGTCAGGGACTGGGTGCTGTAAGCTTGAAAAACCTTGAAAACGGATTCCTGTAGATTCTTCCCTTGATAGGGCAGGTCCCCGTCCGGAATAATGTTAAGGATATCCTCAAGTCGCATAACGAGTCCAATACCCTCGTTGACCTGTTGAAGCTCGTCCTGCAACGCGCGCTTCTTCAAGTGTAGCTCTTCAAACCGCGCTTCGACATCCTCCATCAATGCCTCCAGATCCGCCTTGCGGTTCTCAAGCATGGTGCGGGTCTGGAGTGAATCCATGCTCAATTCTGGCTCAAAGTAGGTGCGTGCGCAATATGAAAATGAATTTTATGATTATGGTGTGAATTGTTGTGTACAAGTATTGAACGAAATGAGTTCGCTTGAGCGCTGTTCACGCGAACACTGCGAAGCGAAGGGAAAGCATTATGATAGCATGGAAGCATCGTTTGGTATGTTCAAAAGAACGTGAATGCAACCAAGCGTTCAACCGTCTCGCGAGTGAGTTGGGAGTCTACTAGCCGGATGACCCGCCAGCCATGGAGCACCGCCTCCATGTATTTCTCGCAATCGTCCGTGAAGCCGGTGGCGGTGTTGTGCCGCCCCTGGATGTGAATGCCGCCCTCAATTTCGATAATTGTCCGGCTCTCGACGTGGGTAAAATCGGCGCGCCATTTGCGGAAAGGGTGAAACATAAATTCCCGCAGGAGCGGGGAGCCGCCGCAAGCTTTCCAGAGGAATAGGAATTTTTCCTCAAGCTGGGAGCCCTGCATTCTCGGCAGAGCCATTGCCGCCTCTATCCTGGCGGCTTCGCTTTTGCCAGCGTGGAAAAACTCCAACTCACGCGAGCAGGGCGCGGCGGTGGAGATTCGGCGGGTGCGTTTCGTTGACGGTCGGGATTTTTTGACTCGCGGCTTCATACGAAAGCCCGCATGCCAACTCCAGCCCCCGTTATTTCCGCCGCCGATGCGGAGAAGCTTCTGAAAGGCGACCTCGCTAACCTCGTGCAGAAGGTCAGGCGTGGCGAGCCATTGACGCGGGCACAGCGAAACACGCTCCTTGCGTACCAAAACGGCGAGGCAAACTCGACCTCGTTTGCAAAGTCTTGGGTGGAGCTTGGGAGCATTCTTGGCGTTACACGTCGAACCCTCAACACCTGGAGCAAACGCGTAGGCGCACCCATACCAGCCCCGAATGGGAGCCATGACGTAGCCGCATGGCGCGAGTTCACGCGTGCCAACGGGCTCAAGGGCGGAGATGAGGACAGCGAGGAGACCGAGGGCGAGGGGATCGACGAGCTGAAACGGCAAAAGCTCTCGGTGGAGGTGCAGGAGCGCGAATTTCGCCTCTCCGTTCTGCGGAAAGAGTACGTGCCGATTTCTGCCGTTCGTGACCGCTGGCAGTTCAACGTAGAGCAAGCGGTTATGACCCTCCGCAAGAAGCTGGAGGACGAAGCGCCGCCCTTGCTCGAAGGGAAGACCGCGCTGGAGATCCGGCAAGAGCTGGCGGGAGTCGTTGACTCCTTTATCTCCATTATGAACGCTGGAGGTGAAGAGCAATGACCGCAGAGGGCACGATGAGCCCGGAGGAGTTGCTCGATGCCGCTTGGCGCTACGCGTGGCGTCCGCCAGACCGCCGCCCGCCCTGGCTATGGGCGGAGGAGCACATCAAGAGTATCCCGTACTCTCCAATTCCGGCGGCTTTCCGCTCGGAGCATTCGCCATGGATTCGTGAGCCGTTGGAGGCTTTCGTTGATCCGGCGATTCCGTGCGTTTCGATCATGGCTTGCATTCAGGCCGGGAAAACCACGGTCGCAGAGCTGGGGGCGTGCTATATCATTGCCAACATGCCGGGGCCGATGCTCTGGCTTGACCAAACGGACGAAGACGCCAAAGACCAGAGCGAAAGCCGGTTGCAAAAACTCTTCGATGAGTGCCCGCCAGTGAAACGGTTGTTTCACCGTAACCGGCACAAGAAGAAGCTGGATGCGGTGCATTTCGCCCATGGCATGGCGTTGTGGGTGCTTGGTGCGCACAATAAGACGAACCTGCAACGGCGCTCTATCCGGTGGGTGATCGGTGATGAAACTTGGCGCTGGCCGAAAGGCCACATGGCCGAAGCGGAGGCGCGTGTTACCGCGTTCGGTTGGTTGGGCAAGCGTCTCTTCGTGTCGCAGGGCGGGGAAGAGGGGGACGACACCGACAAGAAATGGAAATCCGGCGATCAGCGGGAATGGACATTTGTTTGCCCGCATTGTGACATTCGACAGCCGTTCTTGTGGCGCAACGTGGAATGGAACAAGGAAGCGCACGACGGCGCAGAGTGGGACTTTTCCGCTGTGAAGCGTTCCACCGTGCTCCTTTGCGACAACCCGGAGTGCCGCCACCCGTTCCCCGACACGAGCAAGGCGCGAAAGATGCTCAACGCCACGGGGGCTTATGTGAAGATGAACCCCAATGCTTCCGGGGAGGTTGTTTCCTTCCATTGGAACAGCTTGTGCGCGTCTTCCTGGGGGATGCTGGCGGAGCTATACCTCCGCGCCAAAGAGACGGCAAAGCGTGGCGACCTCACGGACCTCAAGATTTTCTATCAGAAGAGGCTCGCGTTGTCCTGGCGTGAAGATCTTGAAGATTTCCGGGCAGACATCAAGGCCAGCTCATATCAGCGCAAGCAGGAGTGGGGGAAGGAAGGCGCTATTGGCATCAATGGCGAGATTTTGAGCGCCCCGTTTGAACGCGAGCTGGCTGCGGTGCCCCTCCGGTTCCTCACCGTTGACGTGCAGCTTGACCACTTTTGGTGTTTGGCTCGCTCTTGGGCTGGAAACGGCTCCTCGCGGCTTCTGGAGTGGCGGAAGGTGCACACATGGGAAGATGTGGAAGCAATGCAGCACGAGCTGGGCATTGCGGGCTCGCTCGTGTTCGTGGATGCGCGTCATACTCCTGGCACTGTTTACAAGAAGTGCGGCGAGCACGGGTGGACCGCTCTCATGGGCGACAAGCGCGCCATGTTCCAGCACAAGGGGAAGAAGGGGAGACGAATCAATCGCTACTATTCGCCCCGTCGCACGGTTGCCCCCGGCGGCAAGCCTGCATCGCTCTTCTACTGGTCGAACCTTTCGATCAAAGACATGCTCGCGCGGCTCCGGCTCAATCAAGATCCGGAGAAGGGGCTCACGTGGGAGATTCCGGAAGACGCTGGCGACGACTACTTGCGGCAGCTTGATAGCGAGCGGCGGGTGAAGCGCGGAGATAAGTGGCTTTGGGAGCAAATCGGCAAGCGTGATAACCACCTTTGGGACTGTGAGGCAATGCAGGTTGTTGCAGCGTGCATGCTCAAGATTATTGGGCGCGAGTCCTTCCCGCAGATTGAGACAGAAGCCGCAGAAGAGGAGCCGGGGGAGTAAGCGACGTTGACACCGCTGCCGTTTTGAATGGCAGCGGTTCCAGACTATTACACAGGCTTCACGCAAGTAGAGGTGGAGCGAATCCTTGCCGTCCAGAAGAAGGAGCTGGAAAAGGCGCTGCAAGCCTACAGCGAGAATGGGACAAGCGTCACCAAGCGCGCCCTTGACGCTGTGAACCTGATTATCGCGGGTTGCCAAAAGGCTTTGAAAAAGTTCGACCCTGAAACCTACGGGGCTCGCCGTGTTCGCTCCGGATTCGTTTGCCCATGAAACTACTCTCTCGCATTGTCCAATTTTTCGCGACTCCGATTCCCGAACCTTTGAAGGAGGGCGCTGCATACAATTCGCCGTTTGAATCGGCGAATCATACGCCTAACCGCGCGCGCACGCCGGGAGGTGCCCCCAAAGATTTTAAGCTGGAGCTTACCGAAGGGGTGCGCTCCGACATCCTGGAGAAGACGCGATATGCTGACAAGAACTCTGGCGTCATTCGTGAGATCGTCCGGAGCAATGTGCTTTACGCGGTGGGGCATGGGCTCCGTGTGCAGAGCGGCGCAGAGCCCGGATGGAAGACACAAGCAATGCGCTATTGGAAGCGGGCAACCCGCCGCGTGGACATTACCGGGAGGTTCTCATTGGCGGATGTGCAGCGGCTCGTTTCTCGTGCTCTGGACGTTGACGGGGAGATATTCGTTTTAAAGGTTCGCCATCCGGAAACCGGGGCCGCGCTCCTGCAACTCGTGCGCGGGCACCGGGTGGGGGACTTTGGAAAAGGAGGAACAACGGATGGCATCAAGTATGATGGTATCGGCGCGCCCGTCGAATATCGCATTTTGCAGGATGACGGCAACACGAAGGAATTTCCAGCGTGGCAGGTGCTTCACATCTTTGACCCGGAGAGCCCGGACTTTGTGCGCGCAACCTCGCCTCTGCAGCATGGTGCAAATCACACCATGGATGGCATTGAGTTGCTCGCCCTGGAAAAGCTTGCCGTTCGGGCAAACGTCGAAGTTGCTCGCACCATCACGACCGAGACCGGCGACCTGGGCGAGGAAGGTGACTATAAGGTGCAAGAGGTGGTGAGCGCCTCGGGTGATCGCTCCGACCCGGTTGCGATTCAAAAGATCATGGGTGGGCGCATTGCGGCGCTTAAGCCGGGCGAGGAAATGGAGTCTTACCAGTCCTCCCGGCCCTCTCCGACCTTCACCGGCTTCCTTGAGCACCTCGACAGGGATACTGCCCTTGGCAACCTCCCCTATGAGTTTGCTGTGAATCCCTCGGGGATCAATGGCGGAGCTGTCCGTCTCGTGACCACTAAGGCGGACCGCATTTTTAGCATGCGGCAAGACATCATTTTCGAGCGTCTCATTATTGCCGCTTGGTTCTGGATCATTGGTGACGCCATTGACAGCGGGGCGTTGCCCGTGGCGCTCGACTGGTGGGAGATCGACTTTGTAGCTCCCCGAAAGTTGACGGCAGACGCCGCGCGAGAAAGCGCATCGAACCGGGCAGATGTGGAAATGGGGCTTAAGACATTCTCAGACCACTTCGAGGAAGGAGGGGCGGACTTTGAGGAAGAGATGGAGCGCCGTGCGCAAGAGGTGGTGTTCCTGCAAGCACTCGCGGAGAAATACAAGATCCCCGTTGAAATGCTCTTCCGGCCCACTCGCCCCGCTACTCCTGCAGCCGTCACCCCTCCCTCCGCAAAACTCGCCAAGTAATGACCCTAAACACAAACATTCCAGACAGTGGCACCCGCTCCCAATTCATCACCGGGGCGGTTCGTGATGCGGCCCCCGGCAAGGGATTGCCGTCGAACATTCCTCCAATTGCCATTCGTGCTCTTGCGAGACGGTTTGAAGATGGGGCACAAAAATACGGACCGCGCAACTGGATGCAGGGGATTCCATTGAGCCGCTACATAGACGCCATAATCCGTCACACCCTTTCGATGAGCGAGGGGCGGACTGATGAAGACCATGCTGGAGCCGTTCTCTGGAATGCAGCGGCGTTCATGTGGACTAGGCAAGCCGTCGAAAATGGCAAATTGCCAAATGACCTCAATGACCTGATTTATGACGAGGCGGGATGATATCGCGGTAGCGCATCCTGCTTTGCGATAGTCCTCGACAAGGTTTGGTAGCCACCTTGCATTAGCAAAGGTAACGTATGGAGTTAACGCACCATTGCCTGAGCGAGGCAGTGGATGACTTCCTTGCCGTCAAGGTATGCCTGAACGACTTCGTTGTAGGTTGTTGTAGAATTGATTTTGCCCTCATGGGCAAAATCATTCCTCCACACAATCAAGTTATTGTATGACGTCTTTATGTCCCGTCTGTGCAAACGAAGGTGAGACTTGGCTGTCGATTCCAAGAGCCGCGAAAACTTCTTGGTGTAGCGGGTGCCAAATCGGGGGATGTACTCATCTTTTACGATTTGTAACTTAATGCGTCCATTTATGCGCTTGAAGTGAGACTCTACAAACGCTCCGAGCACTGAGTGTTTTCGATTGGCGAAGTCGCAGAAAATATCCTTTATTGCCATTTCGTAAACCGTTACGGCTGCCACCGATACGAAGCCAACGTATTTGGCCGTCAGTAGCGGATTGCCTAGAGTAGGTACGACACCGTTAAGGTGTGCGACAACGTCGTCGGCGTGTTGAAAGTGAGTGGCGTACGGCACGGCTCTTAGCTGAAAAGAAGTTCTTGTACGCGTGATATGCGTGCCTGCACGGTTTTCGTATCGGTTGTGTTGATTCGAGTGTGCTCGTCAAACACGCCATCCCTAAGGAGATCAGCGTACCGAGACTCTAAGTCAATGGATGAAACCTTTCTGTGCTGTCTCAGAAGTACGCTCATAACGGAGTCAAGAGCTGAAACGTTCAGGGGGCCTCTGAGGTGGAAAGGCTTTTCTCCTAGTGCATCAACTACTATCTTTGTGATCGAGGGGAATACTAGGAAAAAGTTCGTCGCCTTCTTTGTTGTCCCTGAGTCGTTTTGTAACATTGCCTTGTTTAGGAACTCCTTCATGGGCTTCTCATACTTCGTCTCTGGTCCTACCAATGAGAACACCCTTAGAAGCAGCTCCACATCCCTTTGGTGCTTGTCCAGATACTTCTTACCTAAGATTTTGCGCCAATTTGCGTCTTTGTTAGCTTCCTTGAGCTTTTTGTTGATTCCGCCACGAAATACACAATTGCGAATTTCCTGGGGCTTTAGTGGGGTTCCCCCCGTATTGAGGCGCTCAAATATGTGGTATGCGCTTGTGCTCTCACCTACTGGGGACAACTGACGGATGTTAACCGCTCGTAAGACCGCCTGTTTCAGTTTGCGCTGGTCTGATTCGTCGAGCTCTGAAAAGCGTTTTCCGTGATATGGACTACTGTTGTGGAGACCTGTCAGTCTGAAAACTTGACGCTTCCCATGTGTGCTTTCCCGACCAAAGTAGCCTTCAAAGTAGAACACAATGCTCAAAATGCGTTGTTGTCCGTCGATTACTAGATTCTTGTTCTTGTCGTCTATATAGAAGAACACAGGTGGCACAGGTAGCCCAGACAAGAACGAATCGATCAGCAGAGACGCTTGACGAATTGACCAAACAAACTCTCGTTGATAGTCCGGGATCACAATATCACTGTCCTGCCACATTTGGGATATTCCCGAAAGGGTGAAATCGGAAGGGTAGCTGGCGATATCATATGTTACTGACAGAGTTTCCTCCTCCTGTTCCTCCTCAAGTTCAAGTTCGTCTTCTGCCATCTTCGCTTCTCCTGTAGTCGTGAAATTGTTTGCAACCTGGGTTTTGCTTCAAGAGAAGAGCAGGGGCGGGGATATTGCAAGCTTCATCGAAAAAAGTTTGCGAGGTTGACAGGGGCGGAAAGGCATGATTGGCCTTCCGCCCCTTAATCTTTTCAGCCTGCACAATCCGTTTGCGATCCTGCCGGATGCGCTGGTTGACATGCACTCACGCACCGCACCGGCGGCTCGCGTGCAGTGGAATGAAAATTACGAATTGGAGGATAAGCCCATCCTCACGGTGGAAGATGGCATTGGTTCCGTTTCCATTACCGGCCCACTCATGCGCAAGCCTTCGCTCTTTGCGCAGGTTGTGTACGGTGCCACGGATTTCGATGAAATTGTTGCCTCGCTCGAAAATGCCGCCAACGATCCCGGTGTTAGGGCGATCCTTCTCGAAATTGACTCGCCCGGCGGGACCGTGAACGGCACTCCGGAGGTTGCGCAAGCAGTGCGTGAAGCGGCTCGCGTGAAGCCGGTCTATGCGTTTACGCAAGGGCTCATGGCTTCCGCCGCCTACTGGATTGGCTCGCAGGCGGATGCGGTTTATGCAACACCCTCCGCGATGCTCGGGAGCATTGGAGTTATTGTTTCGTTCCTCGACGTACGCGGAGCCCTGGAGGGCATGGGTTACAAGATGGAGGTTTTCAGCTCTGGCAAGTTCAAGGGCATGGGGCTCCCTGGCACATCCCTGACCGACGAACAGCGCGAGCATATTCAAGCCCGAATTGAGGAAACGGCCAACGAGTTCAAAGCCGCAGTTCGCGCCCGTGGCCGGAAGATCCCGGATGAAGCGATGGAGGGGCAGGTTTTCTACGCCCGAGAAGCTCAAAAATACAACCTCGCGGGGACGGTGAAAAACCGCGCGGAGGTGGTTGCGCGGCTGTCCGCCCTGGCGCGCTCCGGGCGACGCGCGGCATAGGCGCACGGGTTGACATCACCGCAAGTGCTCAAAGCAACGGAATTGCACCCTAGAACCAATCATGCCAGACCTCGACCCTAACACCCCCGAAGGACAGCTTGCCGCCGCGAGCGAAAGTCTTGCCACGGCGACCGCGAATCTCACGACGGCTCTAGCTGATCTTGCGGCCTTGAACGCGGAGAAAGCCACGCTCACCGCGCAGGTAACTCAGCTCAATGCTGACCTCGCCGCCGCCAATGATCTCTTGAGCGAGGAAACTGCGAAAGTGACCCGCCTGGAAGGTGAGCTTGCGACCGTGAAAGTGGATCGCACCAACTACAACGCCGACGTTGCTCGTGAAGTGGCGCGCATTGCCGCTGGCTCTGGTGGCGCTCCCGCTGCCGTAACTCCTGACAACGGCAAGGGGCCGGAAGCGAGCGAGAGTAAAACGCTTACGCAACTTTGGGCTGAATGCTCTGCCATCACAAATCAGGGCGAACAGCGCGCTTTCTACCTCAAGCACATCAAGCCTCGGAGCTAGTTAGCTCCTAAACCGCAAAAAGCCCCCTGGGCAAACAAGGGCGCAGTCAGCCCAAAAGGATACAGGAAACAACCCCACCCGAAAGAGCAGACAACATGCCGAACGACATCGCATCCGCAGTCAATATCACCCGCATTTCGCAGCTCACGCTTGACGCCCTCGTGACTCAAGGCGTTCCGCTGCGCGCATTCCTCACCGACTTCTCTGACGAGCTGGAGCCCCACGGTGAAACCGTGACCGCCCGTTTCCCTGGCGCCCTGACCACGCAGGACATGAACGCGAGCAAGGCTCCCGGCTCTGTCACCTTTACCCCGGTGCCGATCACTCTGGACAATTTCCGGGGCGTCGTGATGGGGTTCAAGGATACGGAGCGCACGTTTACCGACGTGAAGCTTGCGGAGGAGTTCGTTCAACCTGCTGTCTCGGCGTTGGTTGACTATGTGATTTCCGCCGCGTTGAGCGTCGTCACGAATGCCAACGGCTACACTCACGCCGTTACTCTCACCTCCGCTCAGTTCGACGCTGACGCGGTGGCAGATCTCGCCGACGAGTTTAGCACCCGGAAGATTCCGACCACGGGCCGGGTTCTGCTTATCAAGCCGAAGTACAAGGGCAGCTTGGTGAAGGACAATGCCATTCAGAACGCCAGCGCCTCCGGCAGCAATGGCGCGGTGGTGAACAACGAGATTCCTCGCGTGCATGGCTTCGCCGTGGTGGAGTACAATGGCACCATCCCCGCCAACGGCGAAGCACTGGAAGGCATCGCGGTTCACCCGCAGGCGATTTGCATGGCTGCCCGTGGCGTTGTTCCGCCTCCGGCTGATACCTGGTATGGCAAGGTGGTGAACATCATTGAACCCAACACCGGCCTGCCCTTGCAGATCCGTGAGTACTACGATGGCGTCCAGCTCGTGTACGAGATTGCCGTGCTCTTTGGTGTGGCAAAGGGCATGCCCGCGAAGCTGACCCGCATCAAGAGCGCCTAAGCCGGGCTCGTGTAGTGGGGCGGAGGGTTGAGCCTCCGCCCCTTCACTCATTCATTTCACTCTCTCTTTCTCTCTCATGCCTTCATTTCAGGAAAAGGATACCGGCGCGGGCAAGCAAATTGGAACCTCGCCCACTCAGAAACTCGGCTTCTTCGGAAAGGCTCCCGTGGTGCAGCCCGCCGGAGTAACGCAAGCCGTCGCCACGGACGCCGCGAGCGTGATCGTGCTCGCAAATGCCCTTCGCTCCTCTCTCGTGGACCTGGGCCTTATCAAGGGAGCGGCTTAACCATCAAACTCATAGAAGGGACTCCCTCAAACTATGGCTATGCGATTTCATTGCGTCGCGGCATACGACGATCAGAACAACTTCCTCGAAGTGCTCTATGCCGGGGCAGACGGGGAGAAGGCGGTGCAGACGTATCACACCGAGCGCGATGCCGCCAACTTCCCGCGACTCGCCTATTTCCGTAATCCGCCCCATTCAAAACGGTGCAGCACCGTGAAGAAGGGGGAGACTCCGGAGGCTCCGGCTCCGGTGCCCGTGGAGGGTGATCCCGGCGGCGGTGGCGACGGGCTGGAGGGTGAGGAGGATGACGACAGCGGCGACCTCGCCGACATCGTGGCAAGGGCTGGAAAAGGCAGAGGTAAGGGCAAGGGTTAGTAGTTGGTTTGGTTCATGGGCTGGGAAGCCGCTTCCGAAAGGGAGCGGCTTCTTTGTTTTGACAGTGAGGCGAGGTAAATGGCGAACATCCTCAATGAAGACCTCGCGGATTCCCTGGCGGAGATCCACGCCGAAGTGGCAGATGACGAGATGAATTGGAAGACGCAAACCGTCACAGGGAAAGTTTCAGGCGGTGAGGTTCGCGGAGATACAGCCACCGGCCACAGCATCCCCGACGGGCAGTTTCGCGCGAGCATTCTCAAGAGTGAATTCACCGGAGGCGTGTACCCCAAGCGCGGGGAGCCCATCGCGTACGCGGGCACAATCTACCGCATCGCCTCAATCATCATCAGACCACAAGCCCCCAATATCATCCTCACCTTTGAAGCATAATGAACGCGACCGCCGTAGAGGCCTCCCTTAAAGAATGGCTCACCCGTGAAGGGGTGAACAATGACGCCCCGATTGTGATGGGCTTGGATGTCGAAGAGGTGCCCATTGATACGCAGTGCGTTGTTGCGGGGTGCACAGACGTTGAAATGGTGGTTGGACCGTTGCGCAAGGCTCAAGTTTCCATCGTGATCGCATCGCCCATGCACACGAGCACCCTTGCCGGGCATCGCGCACTGGTGGCTCGGGTCGCGGACTTAGTGGAAGACTACGACAACACCAGCCTCGCAACGTGTGTTGAAGAGGAAGCCGGGGCGTTCTTGCGCGGCATCTTCCCGAAGGACGGAGGAAATGACGAGGAGAACGGGCGTTGGCTCACCGCCGTTCCCTTTATCATGGGATTGCAGAGAAAGCCGTAGGTTGACACTCAGGCAAGGGCATGCCTGCAAAAATTGGAGTTGTTGAAACCTTTGGTATCACGGAGCCCGTGGGCGGCTTCGTGTCGGAGTCCAGCCGTGAAGCCACGGTGGAAATTGCAACCGTCCGCGACAAAGGCGGCGTTACGCGCATCGCGAAGCCAAAGCGCCTTGTTACTGAGGAAGTGACCATCAAAGGCAAGGGCGATCCCAATCTTGCAGGTGTGACCGCCGGTGCTTTCGCGGAAGGAGTTATGAAGGTTGTTTCCGCGAAAAGTTCAGAGGTGAACGACGACTTCCCCGACTTCGAAATCAAAGGCACCCGCTTCTCCAATCGCGCCTAACCCCTCTCTAAAATGGGACTTACCCTGACTGACATTGGTATTCAATCCGTGGACCTTGCCCTTGTGGAGAAGGTGGATCGTGAAAGGAAAGTCGAAGTGAAAAGCATCATGGCTTCAAACGGCGGCTTCGGGGCGGCGGAAGCCTTCGATCCTACGCACGAGTTCACCATTGCCGGGCGCGGCGACGTGCCCGCAGTACTGGCGCTTGGTGTGCTCGATAGCGCGGACCTTCCCATTTCTGACCTCACTGGCGGCGTGACAATCGTTCACCGGCTTTCTGAAGGGCAAAAGAATGACGACTTCCAGACATGGGAAGCGACCGGCACGCATTACCCCGGCGCAAGCTAACAGGAAACAACATCATACCTACACCCCATTCCAACAGCATGAAAGACGGCCAATCCATCCATATCGCACGAGACCACGACAAGCCCTCGCGGTCTATCAATACGCGGCTTATCGCAGCGAGCCTGATCTCCGGCGCGCAGTTCGCGTCCGACAAGCCCTTTCTGGACACGGTGGAAGACGTGGACGGAGAGGCAAAGCGCACTGTTACCTGGCTCATGGACGGTGAGACGAAGATGCATTTCTCGCCGGAGTTCATGGTGGAGCGCATTGACTTCAATGAGTTCAAACGGCGCTTCCTCTCGCTGGAATGGGCTCTTGCCAATCCAAATCACCCCATCGCATACATGCGCGGCATGTCGGAAATGATGAACCGACTTCGCGACAAGATCAGCACCATGCAGCCATTGGCGCTTATCCGCCGGGGCAAGTCTTTTGCCTTGGTGCCCGCTGGATGCGATGCCGCCAAAAGGGCGAAGCTCCTTTCTTACCTCTAATCAAAGCACACCCCAACCCGCTGAAATTCCCCCACAATGACCCCTCGTGAATCAACGCTGACAGATGCATTCTTTGACGTTCCCTTGATCGTGGACGGCTTCAAGCTTCGCGGTTTTACTGCGGGCTCTGTTACCCTAAGCCGAAAGATGGAGCTTTCACTTTTCCTTGGTGACGAAGGGGCCGAAAAGAATGCTACGCTTACCAAGGCGGAGCGCGACCGGCAAGCCATGGCCTTTGCCTGGGCTCATGCCGCGCCCTTGAGCGCGGTGTTGAGGCACGTGCGCGATAAGACTTGGAGCGATGAAGTGGACCTTTTCGAGTTCAGAGTTTCGATTGACTCCATTCCGAGTATCCTGGCGGAGATTCAGCGCGTTGCGGAGCAAGCAGGGGAGGCATCCGTTGACGTGGTGGAACGCAGCGGCAGCACGAGCGGAGAGAAGCCGCCGGGAAACTAATCGAGCCGGTATGGATAGCCTCTCTGGTGTTCATGCTGGCGAGAGAAACTGGATGGAGTGAGCACTATATTATGTGGGAGCTTCCGTTTACGCGACTTCTGCAATATCGACATTGTGCTTTGCGCGGGAACGATGTGTGGACGGTGCCGCTATCCGCCGCCCCTTCGATACAAGCAGTCAATGCGGAGGCTCATATTGCCAAGGTGGCGGAGATTGACTCCGGTGGATGGGATGACTGGTAATGCAATCGTTCCTTCGCATTGATACATCATCCTTCAATCGAAGGATTCAACAGACGCTCGCCCACACTAAGCGTGATGGGCGGGCTTTCTTGCAGGAAACCGCGCGGGGTGTTGTGAGGAGAATCCTCAATAGCACCCCGCCCGCGCGGAGTGGGAAGGAAGGAAAAGCGGCGCACGTAGCGGGCAAGAAAACCGTCGCCGCTCAGATTGGGAAACTCATGGTGGGGGTTCCCGCAAAGCGCGCAGAGCGCACAGATATCCGGGAGATTCACAAGGCCGCGCGAGTGGAGGGGCGGATTGTGGGAGCGAAGCGGGCAAACCGCATCAAGGTGCCTATCCGCGCCTTGAAAGCCTTTATTAAGGCGGCACAAGCCCGCGTTGGCTACCTGGCTGCCGGGTGGAAGAAGGCCGCGCAAAAGCTCAAGGTGAGCGTTCCAAGCTGGATCGCGAAGCACAATGCTGAAGGCGATGGGAATATCTCTGTAACGTCGCAAGGCATCAAGATCATTCTACGCAACTCCGTGGGTTATGCTTCCGGCTTGCGCAACATGACGCGACGCATCAACTCCGCCCTTCGCGGGCAGGACAAGGCAATGGCGAACCGACTGCGGAAGATGGTTGAGCAAGCCGCGCAGCAGGCAGGTTTAGGCAATTGACATCCCGGCAACGGGAGTATGGCAGGAATCACCGCAGAGCTTGATTTACAGATTGGGCTCTTTCAGAACGCCCTTAGAAGGGCGGAGGGGCAGCTAAGCGGCTTCGCGCGGCGAACCGGTGGAGCTGGTGGCGGTGTTGTTTCCGGGATCTCCGGTGCCCTGAACTCCGGGCTAGGAGCCATTACCACGGCGTTGACTGGCGCGGTGGTGGGTGGCGCAGCTCTCGCCGGTGTAGCCGGAGGCGCGGCGATCATGGGTGGCATGAAGCGCGCCATGGATGAAGAGACGTTGCAAATGTCCTTCAACGTCCTGGTGGGTGACGAAGATAAGGCAAAGCAGGTGCTCGCGGACCTCCGCAAGCTGGGGGAGGCAACTCCTTTCGAGTTCCCCGAGTTGGCGGATGCGGGCAGGAAGTTGATAGCGTTCGGTGAGGATGCAAGCAATGTCACAGAGGCGCTTCGCCGCATTGGTGACGTGTCTTCTGGCGTGGGCGCGCCTATCAGCGACGTGGCCGAAATTTACGGCAAGGCTCGTGTCGCGGGCACTCTCTTCTCCGAAGACATCAACCAGCTCACTGGGCGCGGCATCCCAATCATTTCGGAGTTCGCGAAACAGCTTGGAGTCTCGGAAGCTGAAGTGAAGAAGCTAGCTAGCCAAGGGAAAATCACGTTCCCAATGCTTGAGCAGGCGTTCAAGGATCTGACCGGCGAGGGCGGAAAGTTCGCGGGCATGATGGAGGCTCAGAGCGGCACGGTTGCCGGGCTACTCTCTACGCTACAAGACTCATGGGGCTCCGTGCTCCTGGAGCTGGGCCGCCCGATCAATGACGCGATTCGTCCCATGCTCAAGGCGGGCATTGGTATGATTGATAAGTTGAAGGAGGGCGCGGCGCGTGCTGGTGAGGCAATTGCGGGTGCCTTCAAGGCTATCATTGCCACTTGGCAGACCCTTTCCTTTGCCGATATGGGCGAGCTTGCGCGTGCGGGGATCTCCCTTGGTTTCAAGGGGGCGGTCAACTTGCTTTATGCCGGGCTCATGGGCGCAATGTCTGCCTTTGGAGCTGGGATAGTGGAGCACGGGAAGAACATGGTGGCGGTGTTCGGTATTCTCACTACGGCGGGCTTTTGGAAAGGCATGGGCAACGTATTGCTCGGCATCTTTCAGGGTGTTGTGTCCTTCTTTGGTGACGCAATTGCGAACATCCTGACGGAGTTCAAGAAGGTGCCCGGCCTAGGGCACCTAATCGGCGATGCTGATGAGGCAATGCGGGACGTTGCCGGTGACTATCGGGAGTCCTCGAAAGAGAACCTAGGCAAGGGTGGGGCTCAGCTTGGCCCCGCTTTCGATACTGCAATCAAGCGCACCCTGAAGACAGCGGAAGCCATCGCTAAAGCTTTCAAAGAGGGCTATGCGCGCACCGGCAACGTGATGGATTCGGAGGACGAAAAGAGGGTGATGGAAGACGTGCGCAAGCGCATCGCCGAAACCATGGCGAAGAACGAAGAGGCGAATAAGAAGGAGAATGAGAAGCTGAAGAGTGGTGGTGATAGCGGGAATAACGAGAAGGTGGCGTCTGGTGACGGCTTCGCGGTGAATGGAAGAATCTCGGGAGCAATCAACTCCATCATGGGACGGAGCACGAACGAGTTGCTTGCCAGCTCTATGCAGCAAGTCGCGCAGCAAATGGAGCAGAGTAACAAGACGCTGGGGGAAATTGAAAAGAACACAAAGCCCAAAACTGACACGCAGGCAAAGCCAGCAAAGAGCAACACCCCGACCGGTGTTTTTACCTAAACCATGAGCGAACCATTTCAGATGCAGGGGGCTGGCGGCTCCCGCGATGAGCGCAACGTGTATTCCCTCACGGTGCCATGGTACGCGCCAACCCTGGATGACGTTCGCTCCGTTGGCTCAGCGCCTCCGCTTGGCTTGGTGGAAACTGGGCGCACCTGGAACGAACTGGATGCAGGCGGCTTTCAGGTGGATGTTTCTTATGAGGGCATCCCCGATGGAGAAGACACGGAACAAGAGACCATCGAGTTTGATTCCGATTTTAAGGAGGAGCCCCTCCCGGCGCATCCAGCGTGGGCGACAATCAAAGAGAAGTATCGAGGGAGCGTTGATAGTACTGGTGCGGTGAAGTTCGACGAGTTCCTTGAAAAAGCATACAAGGGTGCCCTAGGGGGCGCACAAGCTGGGAACAAGGTGAAAAATCCGCTCTTCGGGAGTAAGTCGTATCTTGAGTTTAGCGCAATCTTTAGGCGGACGCGTATTGTTGAACAGCTTCCGGGTGATTTGCTCTCAAGCATCGGAAGCATCCAGAACAATCTTCCTGGTGGTCTCCCGACTCCCGAAGGCCGGAATTGGCTGGTAATGCCGCCCAAGGTATCCAAGCGCGGGAATGTGTGGCAGATCCGGGACGAGTGGAAACTATCGCCTAAAGGCGGTTGGCCCCCCGAGGTTTACAACCTGATTCAGTTCTAGGCATGGACACAAGTTTTTTAAAGGTGAAGCGGGGGGACAACATCCTTTCCGCGTGGAAAAAGCTCTTGGCCTGGGTGGAAACTACTCGCGTAATCGCGGGGCCGGGGCAACGTATCCACGTGACGCCTGCCGGCACGCGCGTTTATGTGGATGACCCGTCGCGGCAGTGGGCGCACCCTTGGCGCGTTCATCTTTCCGGCGGAGAGGCTAGCATTGAGGCTGGAAACGTGAACGGAGAGCCTGCCATGCTCAACGGTTTGACGCTGGATGGCTTCAATAAAGACGAAGTGCAGGTGACTCCGCCCCGGCTTAAGGTGAAAGGTGTAAAGGCCGGGAAAACGTGGATCTGCTTAAAGGTGACGACAAGGGAAGGCGTGATTGTGGCGGATGATCTCAATGCGTTGACCGTGGTGGAGGTGTCCAGCCTTGACCCTCGCTTGATTGAGGGCGGTTCTCCCGATAAGGACGGGGTGGGGCTCCACGTTCTCGCCTTCATTCGCTGGCGCGACTCAAAGCCGTTGAAGGTGGTCCAAAACACCCACTTCGACCTGCAACACCGCTTCATCCCGGCGAACGATGGCAGGCCCGCGCGTCATGTGTTCTGGGGTATGTGAAAGCTTAGTTCGGGATTTCGGGGAGGTTGTAAATGTCGCGGCGTAGTAAAAAAGTTGTGTTGACCAACTAGGCGATGTGTGAAAAAATGGGAATTGCGTGTGATAATTGCAACGACGTCGCCTAGTTGCCTTCGCCCGGGCTTCCGTTGGTGTTCATGCTGGGCTATTGAGGAGACATGTATGGGAGTCGAACTCGGATTTAGGGGTTTTGCCTGTGATCGCACTACCGAAGATGGCGCAGACGAAATCTATATGCTTGTTTTTTGTCGTCGTGGCGGGGCTACCTTTTCTTCTCGCCTTCCGCGTGACTTGCCTCAGCAAGAACTTGGCCACTGGGATATGAATGACGGAGGTCAAGGATGGAAATCGGCAGTGGTGCCATACTCAGGTGACGCACACGGGATTAATGATGGTGTGTTGTTAACGCTTGATGGTAATCTCAAGGATGGCGAGTCCGTTGAGATCCAGGTCATTATCATGGAAGAGGATGGTGGAAATACAAAAAAGCTACAGGAGGTTGGGTCGCAAGTTTTACAGCAGACCGGTGATCCCTACGCTGTAGCAACTGGAGTAATTCTCGGTGCCCTGACGAATTTGGGATTCAACATTCTTGCTGATACCGATGACTTTATTGGTTCCTTTGGAGTGAAGGTTGTGGGCGTTGGTGGAGGTCGAATCCGTGCAGATTGGAAGCGTGGAGATTCGGTCACCATCAGCCAGCCTGATCCAGAGCATAAGAATGATCGCAATCGCAATGAGTTCCGTTTCAATGGCTCCGGTTCAAATTACGTCGGGTGGTTTTGGGTTACTCGATAGTCGCGATTCGGAGCGACAAAGCTAGTATGAACACCACGTATGCATTTGTTTTTACGGAGATGAGAGGCGGCCAAGTGGCATGGTTTGCCAGTTGGCCAATTAATTCCAAACTAGTTTCACTTTACGGTAATCCCCAACCATTTATTCAGAATTTGATTTCAGCGGGATGGCAGCAAAAGGCTAGCCTCGATCTTTCCTCCGCTCCAGGGCCAGAAGTTCTGATATTTGAGAAACGGAACGTACCTGGAGGTGGTGGTATAGGTGACTGGCCTTAGGGCGCTCTTTTGTTGGTATAGGCCGAGCAGGTTGAGAGCCCTCCCATTGTGGAGGGCTTTTTGATGATCCGCGCCGAAGACTGGAATAAGCTAATCGACACAATCACTCGCAATCTGCCTCTCGTGTGCGGCGGGGATGCCTTGCCCGCGTGGCGGCATCCTTGGCACATGGTGACCCGCTGGCGCGCAGATGCGGGAGCCTGGGCCGTGCAGATCAATCCGGGGTGCGTGAATGGGGATGAAGTGGAGATTGATGTGCTTGCCAGACTGGCACCGGCGGAAACGCTTGAGCGCCTGGATAATCCTCCGGAAAGCTCTACGGTTCGCGCGTATCTCACAGAAGCGCCAGAAGTGCCGCTAGGATCGCTCCGGGGAATTGGGAAGGGCTCTGCTCCTACGGGAGCAATCCAGACGCCCGGAGGCGGCGTCACAACCACGCATGAGCCCGTTCCCGCGTTCTTCCTCGCGCTGGGAGTAAAGGAGGCAAAGCCCGTGACGTTCCAAGATCCCAACACCGGCGTAACTTCTATTGCCGGGCTCCTTGAGGATAGCGCGGATCTAACCCCGTACCGTCTCCTCCGTGCGTGTGACGTGGTGCTTTACAAGGATCGCTTTGGCACCGCCACAAACTGGCAGCAAGGGGCGGGCGTGGACGGGAGTTTCATGCAGTTCGATGTCGGATACTCTATACCGCCGGAAGGGCTCCGCTCGTTTGGTTATGTGAAGCTTGATTCCCAGTACACCCCGCCGGTGCCCGTGGACCCGATGACGAAGCTTCTCGGAGGCTTCACAGACTCGACGAATGACTCATTGAAGATTGGCACCGTCTATCTCCTTTCCCCTTATGACGCGTCCGTTGACGATCCCGTAGATGACACATGGACTCCATACGTTGAGCACTCGCTCTTCTGGAACCTCATGCACGCCACAAACCGCCTTGAAACAGTGGCAAACACAAACCTCGTGCTGCCTTTACCTCTCGCGGGCGGCATTGCTCAACCACTGGTGAACAACATTCTCGCCACACTCAATGATGAGGCGGACAAGGTGGCGGAGTTTCTCGCAAACCACGAGCTTGCAGGGAGATTTTGGAGCGTATGAGCACAACGAAGCACGGAGCCAACAAGGCGGCTCGACTGGCAGAGAAGAGGGCGCAAGAGCAAAAGTCGAAGGTGGTGCCGCCACTTGATCCACCTTTTCCATACAAGATGCAGCCTTTTGATCCTGCATTCTTCGCCTTCCCAGCCAATCCGGCCAAGCCTACCCCGAAAGGTTGACGTGACTCCATGGGGGAGTCATGGAAGCAAGCCCCCTCTACGCCGATCTCACCCGCCGCATTCTCTCTAGCGATCTGTCTGGAAGCTCGGCGTTTTCGTTTCCCTCCTTGGTGCAGGGCGATACGCTCACCATTGGGCTACGCTTCGCGCAGAATGTGGGAGGATCCCCGATTGAGGTGAGCCGCAATGTGCAAAGCCTCCGCGCTGTCATTGGCAAATTGGACGCACGTCCGGAGAGGGGAAGCTTCCAGCTCACCATTGGCCCGGATGCCGCAAGCCCGGCCAATACCACGGCAACTTTGCAGCACAACGAGACCGCGAAAGCCGTGCAGGACGCAATCAATGCGTTGCCTGATATTGTGGCAGAGTACGGCAGCGCGACCGTGACCACGCACGCCGGAAGTTGGATCGTGAAGTTTGGCGCTGGCACGGTGGAGGTGGAGATTGCAGCCACGGCGAACGATCTCTTTCCTATTTCTTTCTGCCGTGTTCGCGCCTATGCCAATCATGATGCAGAGTGGTTGCATGAAGTGCGCCTGATTCAAGCGCCGGTTGCGCTTACGGACACGAGCGAGCGCATTGTTCCTCCACCGCCGAAAATCACCCGCTTGCAGGCTGGCGGGTTCAATGGGACAAGCGCATGGAACGAAGTACAAAAGCTTTTCGTGCCTCCCCAGTTCGTGGGGACGTTCCAGATCCGGCGCGGCTACGCAAAGAGCACTCTTCTTTCCCTGGCCGATGGCCCGGAAGAAACTGCCGAGGCTATCAAAGCGCTTGCTGACGAAGATGGCGAGTTTCTGGTGACGAATCCCACAAACTACGCGATGCACATTGAGTTCAAGGGCTCAATGGCGGCGACGGAGCAAGACTTGCTCACCGTAGAGGTCTATGACGCTCCGGAGGGGGATCTCACGTTTAGCCTACCCTTGGACTCCTGGGAACTAGCTACCGTTCTTCGCGCGTCCAAAGATGGGGAGGTGAAGCTACCGTTTGAGATCTCCGCAGAGCTGGCGGATGAGGCTGACGCCGACACCTTCCGCCCGGTTAAGCTGTATCGCGGCGAGGTCAAGATTAAGCGTGAGCTGGGGTTTGATGAAATCGCCGTTGCGAAACACGTGGATTGGCTCCGAGGGCCGAAGCGACGCGACTACATTCCGTTTTCACTCTCGCAGGTTATCACGGGAACTCAGCATCATTCCTCAGCTCTGGGGGATGGGGTGGCCACGAGCTTCACAGTTGAGCACGGGCTCGAAACGGAATCGCTGCACGTGACCTTGCGCGAGAATAGCTCGAACCTGCCCGCTTTGGTTCATGGCACCGACTACACTTGGACCCCCAACGATGCGGATTCCTTGACCGTGACGATGCTCACGGGCAACCCCCGCGCAAGCGGGTCCGTGGCGTGCCTCATTTCGTCCGCAGGGCCGAAGAGCGCCTTTCAGGACCACGGGCACACCATTCCGCAAGTGTACCTACTTCGCCAAGAGTTGGACGCTCTGGGCTCTCGTATTGAGGTGCTTGAGGATCTCATCCCCTCCGGAGCGGCGGAAGTGACTAACAAGGAGCAAGAGGGTGTGATTGCGGAGTGGCCCCTTCCTCCCATCTTTGAAGTGTTCCCTTCACGCACCGCCATTAAGGGCGCAAGTCTCGCAACGGTTGACCTGCCCCTCAGCCTCCGCCCTGGCGGACTGTATCCCGCAATCCATGACGCCACCGTTGAAAACGTTTCTTCCTTGCCCTCCACATTCCCTGTGCCCTCCGCCACCTACAAGGGCAAGGTTTACACGAACAACACTGGCGCGAATGTGCTTGCTCCTGGTGGAATGGGCACGCGTTCGATGAACGTGAAGCCGGGCGAGTTCGTTGGGTGCGATGGGCGCGCGTGGTATCGCGTGGCGAAGTACGCGCCAACCTCTCAAACCACATTCTACCCGACCGCATTCGAGCGTGAGCTATTCATGTTCCACGTGGACGGCGAGCAACTTCGGCTCAAGAAGACCTTCAAGCTTTCATTCGGAATGGAGCTGGCCGTGCTCAACGCCAACACCCGCGCTCAATGGAGCGTGATTGTGCAGGTGGGCACCGCTACTCAGGAAACCACCCCAGCAACCACGGGCGCAAACCTGAAGGATGTTGAGTGGGTTTCGACCCCCTTGCTTGAGCACCGCATGATTTTGACGCGCGTCCCCTCAACCCACAAGTTCGGGGTGAACATCAAACGCGCCCTTGTGGGTGTGGTGGACACTCTCACGGCGGAGAAGGTGCTCTATGGAAACGCGAAGATGGCCACGCCCCCGGCTTTACCTACGTTTGCAATCCGCGCTCTTCTGGCACGCTTTGACACCGAAGACAGTGAAGAGAACGCACGCGGCTTTGTGGCAGTTCGTGGGCTCGCCCTTTCCACCGGCGGCGCTACGGATTCCGAAGACGGCAAAGCGGTAATCAAATAGACTATGGCAGCTCCCGTCATTGACCCAACAACGAGCATCCTCGCTTACAGGCGAGGGGAGTCGTTCGTGTATCAGCCCGCCGCATCAAACTCGCCGACATCCTGGGCGGCGCTTGGGCTCCCGGCTGGCGTCACGATCAATACGAGCACGGGAAGGATTTCGGGAGCTGCCACAGAGGCGGGCGTTTACAACGTCAACCTCACCGCGATCAATGGCGACGGGACGAGCGCGCCCTTGTTCGTGGCTATGGGCATTGAGTCCAGTATTTATGAGCCTGACGGTTCCGTTGAAATCAACGTGGATTGGCTTACCGGCAAGGTGACGAACCCCGCGACAAAAGACGGGGAGCCGGTGGCATTCCTTGCGCGCGGTGACACGTTGATTGCCGCCGTGGGCATCATGAAGAACGCGCAGCTCCAAGACTTGCCTGTTACCCTCGTGCAACTCGCCATCAAGGAATATGAAGGCGAGGCGGTGCTTAGCCTGGGTGACGGGCTATTCCGCAAGTCGGGCTCTTTCGATCAGACTCGCTACAAGACCGCTATCAAGTTCGAGCCTGACGCCTTGACGCCTATCCTGGCGAGCTATGAGGGCGACAGGGCCACCTATTTCGATGCCACCGCAGAGCTTCGCATCATGTGGAGCCACCAGCTTCTTGACGGCGGTGAAGTTGTAGAGCTGGAGCGCACTTCCCAAAACTTCACCATCCGCCTTTCCCGCGATTTCATCGTTGCACCATGACCGCAGACATGACGTTTCCCAAAGCCCGCCAGCTTGCATTGCGTGGGTACTTCATTAGGCGTCGTTCTTGGGACGGCTCAGAGGGTGGGCACGCGCTGGCCTGGGTGAGCTACAATTATGGGCTCTACTTCTATCACCTCGCGTCAGGTGTGCGCGTCGTTGATGGGCCGGATGTGACAGCCGCAGACTTGCGCGCGACGGATTGGACCCTTGATCCGGTGGAGGTTGAGGATGGGACAGTTGATCCTGGAACCGGTGTTGAACCGGGAGATCCGGTGTATCCACCAACGTACGAACCGCCAACGGGCAACTTCTCAAACCCCAACGGGGGCAAGGGCGGCTCTGGCGGCGGCTCTGGTGGTGGTTCGGGGAATGGAGGTGGGGAAGGTCCGCAGTCTCCTGGTGGTGGTGGTGGCGGTTCTGGCAGTGAAGGCGGCGGCGGAGACGAGCCAAACCGCCCGCCGAAGCAGAAGCGTTCCGCTCCCTCCATGACGCTTACCGTGAATCGGTTGAGCGGTGAGGATTGCGTTACCACGGATGAAACAACGGACAGCTTTAGTGCAAGCGCGTCGCTTGGGAATGACCCGGACGGGCTCCCTGGTGAACTCTGGTTCTTATCCATCAAACACGGCTCTCCCGATGGGACGAAGACAGCGTTTCATGGAACCATTGCGCCGGGCGACACGCACGATGCAAGCTTTTCGGTTTCAGCAGAAGTGGGGCGGACGTTCTCTGTTACGGCGCGCGCGTATCTTTCCAAGGTCAGCTTGGAGGCATCCGATAGCAAGAGCGCGCCATTGCGCGGCAAGTGTCCGGAATGTTCAGAGGGACAGTATTTCTCGCACAATGATCAGATTTGCAAACCTATCCCGACGTGTGAGCCGGATTACTGGTTCAACTTCACAACGGAAAATTGCGAGTACCATCCTCCCACGGTGCTAGGTTGCACGGACTGGACTGCAATTAACTATAACCCTTTGGCCACTCTTGATGATGGCAGTTGCATATACTCCTGCCCAGAAGGCCAGCATTGGGAAACGGAGACGCATCAATGCGTTCCAAACACGGTTTTTGGTTGCATGGACCCAGCCGCCAGTAACTACAACCCCTCCGCCACGGAGAGCGATGGCTCTTGCACCTATACTTGCCCCGAAGGGCAGTATTGGAACGGAAGCGAATGCGTATCGAGTGAAGTCTAATTTATGAAGCCCGGAATTTGGTTCGACTCAAACGAGAAGAGGGGCAGACGCTCCGCCGGTCTCTCCGTGGAGATGACCACCACGGAAGCGAAGGGGCTCCTGGCTGGATTGGGCCGGGCGCTCCGGAGACTGTGGCGGAAGGTTGACAGGGGAGACAGTGACAAATGCTTGTCTCCCTCGAAACAACCACCGGGACAGTCCTCCTGAATGAGGCACCGGCGGACTCTCTTAGCTTCCGAAAGGGAAACGTCGTTCCTTTCCGCGTTCGCTTTCTCAAGGACGGCGCGCCCTTTGAGCCCCCGACTTCCGCCACGGTTAGTGTAAGGCTCAATGCGGCGGACACCTATGGTGGAACCGGATACGCTAGCGGCTCCTTTGAAGGAGTGGAAGGCACAGGAGAGGAAGCGGTTTGCTTGGTGAAGCTTGCCCTCACGGACACCAGCTTGCTGAATGCTTTCAGCGATGGAGCGGCAACGGTTTCGGCGCTTCTGGAAATTCGCTGGATCATGGGCGGCTACACTCTCACTTCCCAGCTCGTAGCAGCTACCATTGACAACACCCTGCACGCGTAACCATGGCCACCCCTCGTTTTGACCCAAAGATTTCACTGGGGCACATTCTGACGGCTCTTAGTATGATGGGAGCCGTATTCATCGCCTGGGGCGTGATGACGGAAAAGCTGGCGCACGTCAAAGAGGCGCAATCCGCACAGCAGGCGCGCACTGAAAAAGTTGAGGATCGAACCGGCAAGCTGGAGGCTGACAGCGCCACGCTTAAGGCGAATATCTCCGCCATCAATGACGGTATCCAAGACCTCCGCCAAGACTTGCGCCTTTCCCGTGGCACCGCAGCCCGTTGACACCGGCCCTAGGGCATGCCCGCAAACCTGACTCTCCCACGCAGATCAAACCGCCCGGAGCTTTCCGCTTGGGTGCTGGATAAGGCCCTAGGCTGGGCCTTTCGCAAGTACGCAAAAGGCGCGCTTTCCAACCACAAGACCACGCTTGCTGGCGTGGGCTCCATCCTGGCCGGGCTTGGCTCGCTTGTTCAGCTTATCATTGCCTGGACCGATGGCGGGGAGATCCGCTTCATGGATCTGGCGGACGTGATTGGATTCATTTCCCTGGGCTTCGCGGGCATCTTCGCCCGTGACTACGACAGGACCAGCAAGGGAGAGCTTGCCGTTATTGACGGCCACGTGATCCCGAAGGCTCTCCCGGTGGAAGAGTAACACTTTCAAACCCCCCAAACAAAACAACCCTCGAAACGTGAAAGAAAAAATCCTCTCCCTCTTCTCCAAGGAAACCCTGATTCAGGTTCTCGCCTTCTTCTTCTACGCCATCACCCCTGGCGCGTGGACCAAGGCAAAAGAAGCCGTGACCGAAGCGGAAGACCTTTTCAGTGAGCCAGGCACCGGCGCGGCTAAGTTCGCCCACGCGAAGCGTGTGATTGCGGACGCTTACAAAGAGCTGGCCCCGCGCGCCCTCAACTGGCTCATTGAAACCGCGCTGGCGTTCCTGGGAGCCAAGCTCCTCAAGCAAATCAAGGTGTAGCCATTCAAGACAACACCTGACCGGCGCGAGCCTCTCCCGATTGGCTGGGAGAGGCTCTTTTTTTTGACAGCGGGGAAGGGGCATGTTTGCCAAACTCCTCGCCCTATTTGCAACCAGTGCGGCCAGCAAAGCCGCGCTCACCAAACGCACAGAAACCGCCGCAGAGAAGCCGGACGCCACACCCGCAGTCTCTACACTGCGCAAGCCCTCTTCGATTGCGGAAGCCATCGCAGAAGCCGCAGAATCCCAGATCGGCATTCGCGAGAGCGAAGGTCAGAACCGGGGGCCGGGAATCGAAAAGTTTTGGACTGCCACCAGCTACAAGACTGGCTATCAGAACCGGGAGCCCTGGTGTGCCGCCTTCGTGTGTTGGTGCATCCTTGAGGCTCTGCTTCGCCTCAGCATCAAGCCACCCTTCAAGCGCCCCACCACCGCGCAGGCGTTTGGCTTTGAGCCTTGGGCAACCTACAGCGACACGGACAACGTGAAGCTCGTGCCCACTACGGGCGACATCCGACGCGGGGACATCATTGTTTACTCGTTCTCGCACGTGGAGATTGCGACCAAGGACACACCAAAGAGTGTGAATCTTGTGGAGTGCGTGGGCGGCAACACCAATGACGCCGGGAGCCGGGAGGGGGATGGCGTTTATAGGAAACAACGTCGCCGCAAGTCCTTCCGCGCCGTTGTGCGCATTGAGTAGTTTGACAGCCTCGCAGAGAGGCATGCAACAAACGCTCGCACTCGATCTAAAGACAAGCACGCTTAGCCTTGTTTCCTCCCGCGAAGCTCTTACCTCCCTCACGCTTCGGCGCGGCGGACGTTATGAGCTTCGCCTTTTTATGACAGAGCACGGCTCACCGGTGGATCTCCCGGCGGGTTTTACCGTGGAGTCCTCCGCCAAGAAGTCTGCGGACTCGCCTAACGCCCTCATTTTCTCCTCGTGGAGTGGCGCGAGCCCGGTGGAGTGTACCATGCAGGCAGCTGGCACCGTGCTTGACGGCCTGCTTGCTGCAGATGGGGATCCCACGAATGACGTGGAAAGCGTGGATCTCTTCTTTGACGTTCTTGTTCTGGACGGCTCCGGTGAAGTTGTCGCGCAGTCCCAGCGCGTGACGCTCACCGTGGAAAACAGTGTCACCCGTGGCGGAGAAACGGGGCCGGAGTTGGCTCCTTTGTCCGCGCGATTGATTGAGAGCCTTCCTGCCGTGACGGGGCTGGTGGGTGGTGAGCCGGAGCACCTGGACTCTCGCGCAACCGTAGCCTTGCCTCTTGGCTGGCGTGTCCTGGCGAAAGATGGTGAGTGGCTTCGCCTCTTCCAGCTGGTTGAGCATGATGGCGCGGAGCTTCCGGAGGGTGCCGTTCTGCCGGTGGATCATGACGCAAGCGCCAATGCAAAGGCGTGGTTGCCTTGCTCGTTTGAGGGGGTGACTCCGGAGGAGCTTGCGGGGGCTCTTGTGGGTAAGGCAGACGCTTCCACCTTGAGCGCCCACACGGGCAACACTAGCAACCCTCACAGCGTCACGGCGGAGCAAGTCGGCCTTGGGAGTGTGCCCAACTACGGCGTTGCCTCGCAGGTGGAAGCGGAGGCTGGCGCGGTGACTGACAAGCTCATGACCCCGGAGCGAACGGCGCAAGCTATCGCGGCGCTTGGCGGCGGTGGTGGTGGTGGGGCGAGAACCTTGGACATTCAGATTTTCAGCACGCCCGGCTTGTCCACCTGGACAAAGCCCGCCGGGGCGGTCTCGTGTGAATGCGTGGCAATCGGTGGTGGTGGCGGTGGCGGCTCTGGCCGTCATGCCACTGACGGAAACCACCGGGGCGGCGGTGGCGGTGGTGGGGGCGGAGGCATTGTGAGGGAGCTAATCATGGCCGATGAATTGGGCGCAACGGAGGTGGTTACGGTAGGGGCAGGAGGGCCTGGCGGCGCTGCAATTTCGGCGAATGACACGAACGGAGTAAGCGGCATTGCCGGAAGCGCCTCGACTTTTGCCGGACGCTCTGCTACCGGCGGGAATGCGGGCGCGGGCGGGGTAGCTGGAACAGGAGGGGCAAGCGGTTCTGCCATTTCAAATGGCAGTTTCGTACATACAACCGCTTTCACTACGGGTGTAGGCGGGAGCGGGGGTGCAAATGGTGCGGGGAGTTCTCCAACTCCAGTTGCTCAAAGAGGCCCCACCGGCGGCGGCGGCGGTGGGGGCTACAGCTCTGGTGACACCGGGGGCACCGGAGCGGCTGGCGGCTCGCAAGGCGCGGTCCCGGTGGGAGTGAAGCAAGGTGGTAGTGGCTCCAACCCCATCAACCCGATTGTTGGCGGGAATGGTTCTGGAACACGCGGCGGCGGCGGCGGTGCGGGAACCGTCAACGGTGGGGGGCACGGCGGCAACGGTGGCGTTGGGGGTGGTGGCGGAGGCGGCGGCGGTGCTCCCAATACTGCTACCTCTTCGGGGAAGGGTGGGGACGGAGGCAATGGATTGGTGATCGTCACCACCTATTGCACCCTGTGACACCTAGAACCACGGATTGACAACGAGGCAAGCGAGAGCCTCCGCTCACAGACGAGCGGGGGCTTTTTCTTACCCCCACATTCACCTATGGAAAACCGAAAGTGGAGCTTCGCGTCGAAGTCTCGTAACGTCCACACTCTTCACATTGATCTCCCGCACGTGGGGGATGAGCAATTCATCTTGCTACAATCGGACGTGCATTTCGACAACCCCCATTGCAACCGGGATCTCTGGCGGGAGCACATGGACAAGGCGCGCTCGCTTGACGCTCCCGTTTTGGATGCCGGGGACTTCTTCTGTGCGATGCAAGGCAAATACGATCCGCGCAGTTCAAAGAGCGACGTGCGACCGGAGCACGCGCGAGGCGATTACCTGGATGCCCTGGTGCGCACTGCGGCGGAAGAGCTGGAGCCGTACAAGGATCTCCTCACGCTTAGAGCCTGGGGGAACCATGAAACCGCCATCTTGAAGCGGCATGAGACGGACCTCACCGCGCGCCTCGTAGAACGGTTGAAGGTGATGGACAGCGGGGCGGAGTGCGGGCAGTTCTCTGGATGGGTGCGCATTTTCGTCACCTATCAGGGTACCCGGCGCAAGAGCTTCGATCTCTTCTATCATCACGGCTATGGCGGAGGCGGACCCGTGACACGTGGCGTTATTCAAGCGAACCGCATGGGGGTGTTCTTGGATGGTGCCGACATCGTTTGGAGCGGTCACACGCATGACTCCTGGATTATGCCAGTTGAAAAGGTGCGTCTCACTCAAGCGCTCAAGGTTGAACAGTTCCGCCAAGTCCATATCCGCACCGCAGGCTATAAAGACGAATACGAAGACGGTGCGCGTGGCTGGCACATCGAGCGCGGCGCGCCCCCGAAGCCACTAGGAGGCGCTTGGTTGCGTGTCTATCAATCTGTCGGGGGAGAGGTGCAAGTTGACGTTGTGGAAGCTCGCTAGTTAGGCAGGAGTGCTAGTTGGGGGGGGTGTTGGGGTGCAAAATTTGGACCATGGACCATCTTTAAGGTACTGAACAAACCCCTCAACTTTTCTGGTAGTGCACAACTTTCGAAGTTGCAAGCCCATCTGCGTCAACAATACGCGTCCAACTGGAAGTGCGGTATCGCGTTGGGATGAGAGATCCATCTCAAGCACTTCCTTATGATAGACAACTCGAAATTGCGTGGGAAGGGATTTTTTCGAAAGGCCGAAGGTCTCATATCTTATCAAGCCAATCGCTTCAAGCTGTTGGATCGATGAAAATGTCACCCCATTTGTAGTGTAGATTGGTTCTTCCTCTTTGAAGATCAATGGAGTTGGATGCCCGAGGTGCAGGAGAAAGTTTAGCATGTTGCTAAACATCTCTGCATCCGATTTTTCCAGCTCCGCCAGAAAGTTGACTGTTCGCTTAGAGTACGTTCCGGGTTTATTTACTTCGCCTGAAAGCACCTTGCTCCATAGATCTTGCATTTCAGCTTCTGAAATGAGCTTACATTTGTCGAAAAAATTCGCGAGCCAGTCGTCATTTACATCCTCTGGTTTTGCCGTCTCTTCGATCCGAGAAATTGCCTCTCGCACGATGCTTTCGATATTTGCCTGACCGCGCAATTGCTCGACTGTGATTCTAGCTTCGGTCCGCAGTTTGATCAATTTTACCTGTTCATCTGCTTCTGCCTTAATTACGACGGCTTGCGCCTTCGCTTTGGCGTCACGAACAATGTTGCCAGGCTTTAAATAATCGCCTATGTGCCCTGAAAGCTTTTGCAGAAAGGTATTCACGGGTTTTGCCCAAGCGCCAAGCTTAACGAAGCTAATGCTGTTGTCAGTGTCACCTTGCTGATCATTTTCTTCTTGCATGATGGTACGGAGGATGTGTAGCCAAAAACTACACGCTGTTCTAGCGGCAGTGCAAGCAGATGACGGGGATAAAAAGTTACGGTGCGCCGTAATTATCTGTTGCGAATGTTACGGTGAGCCGTTATTATTGAGCCATGAAAGCAAAGGAAGTGGTTGCCAGACTGAAAGCAGACGATTGGACACTCAAGGCCACTAAAGGCAGTCACGCACAATACGTCCATCCCGTTAAGCCGGGCAAGGTGACGGTCCCGCAGCACGGCGGGAAGGACATAGCCACTGGCACGCTTCGAAGCATATTCCGTCAAGCTGGGTGGCCGTGGCCCCCGTGAGGGTGATGAAAGGGGGCGGGGAGGGAAACCTCTTCGCCTTGAAAACTGGCATTCCTTGAAATTTATGGTACAACTACAAAACGAACGCGATATGAAATATCTCTTGGTTATCGAAGAAGCGAAAGGCAACCTTAGCGCCTACTTCCCTGACGTTCCCGGTTGCGTTGCCGTTGGCGACTCCGTGGAGGAAGCCCGCGCCAACGCGAAAGAGGCTCTCGAATTCCATTTGGAGGATGACGAAGCGCCTGCATCCCGCTCATTGCGGCAAATCTTGGAATCGGGCGACGTGGTGAGCACCGGTGAGGAAGTATTCGCATGGGTGGACTATGAGCACGGAAAAGCCCTCGCCACGGCTTGACGCTCTCATAGAGCGCATGAGCGAGTTTTGCGAAGCGAAGCGGGGCAGGAAAACCGCGCTCGCTCAATATCTGGCCGTTCGCCAACACATGGTTAGCGAATGGCTTTCGGGCGTAAGCAAGCCTTCTGCCGAGAACGCATTAGGTATCTTGGAATGGATGGCGGAGGTAGAGGAGTAGGGCAGAACGGGACGGTTTGACGTTCCCTGAAGGGGGACGCTTCACACCATGTCCGCTCCCGCTCCTCGCCGCCGTCGCCCTCAATACATTTCATGGCGGCAAGCCGCAGTAGGGGAAACTCTCTTCATCATTCCCGCTGGGAATAAGCTTGAGGAGTCCATGGAGATCATGGGCACCCTTGAAGCAATCTCCCGCGCGGAGCTTGGGGAACCTGGACTCCGAAACGACAGGGGATTTGCTTCAACGGGAGCATTCAAGTTCAAGGAAGAAACCTTGCTCCGGCGCTTGGATCATTGGCGGGCAATCCGGCTCGTGGAAAGCTAGCCAAGGCATCAAGCTGCTTCTATGATTGCGCCTTTATCAGGAGGGGGCAGGCTGAACGAGTGCCCGTTCGTGCGTCCTAAATGGGAAGAGGGCGGCACAAGTTCTTCGTCAATGTCCGCATGAAGTCCTTCTGGAGTGAGCATTGCACGAATGGTGCCGCCCTCGCGGAAATGGAGTTTGAAGCGCCCTGGTGCAAGCTCAATGCTGGATAGAACGGCACGGAAGTTGGCTCCCAGTTTGACGGGATCTTGCCAATCCATGCGCACGAGCGTTGGTAGATCCGGCCCGCCCTCCAACTCCTCTTTTCGGAGAGCCATTTCCAATCCCTCTTTTTGTGCCTCCAGATCCCGCAACCCCCGCTCAAGGGCGGAGGAATAGCCGCGCGAAATCACCTGCACGAGTGTATCAATCCGCTCATTGATCCCCAGCAGCTCTTGCCGCAGGATGTCCCGCGTTTTGCCACCGGACGCGCTGGCGCCCCCTTTACGGGCAAGCGTGACCCTATCCACGAGGGAAAGGGTGAAGGAGAGTAGATCCGAAATTTTCCAGCCAACGGATTTACACCGCAGCGTCGTGTTATCGTACGATACGAGATAGCCGTAAACGCGACCATTGTCTTTGTGTTGTTGAACGAGATGGCAAGAGTTCCCCGCTTCATCGTAGAGAAGCCCGCGAAAGGGGTTCGCGTTTGTAAAGCGGCCCGATTTCTGAACACGAGAGCTAAGTAAACGGTTTGCCTCAATGAAAACCTCTGGAGGTATTATGGCGGGGTAGTGAGTCGGCATCACCACCCGGCGGGAGATGTCTGTTGCATACATGACACGCTCTCCAAGTACTGCCCGACTCCGAATGATTAGCATCACGGCCCGAGTGCTCCATTTCGTTTCCGCCCGAGCGGGCTTTACCTTGCGAGCTTGAAGCTCTAGCGCCACGTCGCGAAGGGTGGAGCCGCTCGCCATCATGTCGAACATCAGGCGGACAGCCTTCACTTTGTCGGGGATGGGTTCGTAAGCGCCCCCCTTCACCCGGAGCCACATGGGGCAACGCTTTGAGGGCTCATCCTTCCCAGCGAGGGCTCGCAGCCTTCGTTGTTCCCATGCCGCCCCGATTCGGCGGGATTTCGTCCGGCTCTCATCATTTGCCCGCGCCAGCACGACGAGCGACAGCATAAGCTCGCCCATATTGTCGTTTACGCGTGCCTTGTCATACTCCCGCCCGTCCGCCAGAGTTACGACAGTGATGCCGCCATTGATGAGGCGGAGGAAGAGCGCCACAGCTTCCGACAGATCCGCACGGGTGATGCGGTCTAAGCTCTCAACAACGAGCGTAGAGCCTCGCGGAATGCTCCCGTCCTCAACCTTTGTGAGGAACGCGAATAGCGCGCCCTGGGTTGCGTTCTTGCCTCGGAAAGCAGAAACGCCAAGATCCCTGTAGTCCTCCACCAGCGCCACCCCTCGCGACTCGCACCATTGCCGGGTCAGGGCGACCTGACGGCGGAGGGAGTCACCCTTTGCCTGCCCACCGGAGGAGAAACGAATGTACGAGTATGCTTGCAC